ATGAGCATGACAATTTGCCCAGTCAAGGGCGCTGTGAACGGTGTGCGTTTCGCACGCTTCTTTGTCCGAGTCGAAAGCCTCGATGCCCGCCCAGTCATCTGGCCAATCCCGCATCCGTATTGGCACACTGGATCCAACGACGAAGGTTGCATTGTTTGCGCCTACGTCGAAAGCGAGGAGCAGTTGCTCGCGCAGTGGCCCGAGGCCGAGAACATCGACTGGCAGGACGACGAGCCTGCACAAATCTACCAATTCACCGAGCGCTTCTACATGCCCGAGTGGTTCAAAGAACAATACAACGCGGAGAAATCGGAATGACCATCAAGGTACAGTCGAAAGCCGACGTCACCATCAACCTGTCGCAGAGCGAAGCTGCAAACATCGCACGGCAGGTTGTCGAGAACTGTGACGACCAGAACGCTGTGGTCGACATTGCTGTCCTCGCCATGGACAACCTGCTCCAGTCGCCAAGTGGTAGCAACTTGCTGCACGCAACGCTCGCAGCCCACGGCATGGAGCTCAATCACATTCCGGGCTGGGTGGCAGACGCAAACGTCCAGCAACGCACGCCCACCCGCACTGCCCGTGCAAGCAGCAACGTGCCACGGTTGCAGCGCATCAACAAACTGATCCAAGCCTTCGAGTTGTCGGAAGGTACGCTTGCTCAACTGGGTCTCTACGGGATTACCTATGCCGACGTGACCCAAGGCAACTGGCAACGGTTCATCGTTCCGGACGAGCTGGACGATCTGTGCAAGGCCATCGAAGAGTACGTCCTGCAGCCAAAGAGCGTCGAGACCAACACGCAGCCTGAATCGCCGCGCACTGTGATGGTCGAGATTGCACTGCTGGAAGGTTTGTTCAACGTCACGCGCAATGACTACGCGCAAGCGGGCATTGCTCCTGAGCACATTCCTCACCTGCTGGATCGCAACACCGAAGGCTACATGACCTCAACGTTGCATGATATGCGCGAACTGCTCCGCGCCCACCTGCTGACAACACTCAAAGGGGAGTAACCTAAAAATGGCTGAACAAGTTTACCGTCGCCGCGTAGTTGCGACAATGTACCGTGGCCAAAGCAAAGAAGTGATCCTGGTTCGTCGCTATGCCTACTTCGACACTGCGATGCCGCGCATGGTCCAGCTGGCGATCAACTACGCCAACGAAGGCGACTTCGTGATCTTCCACAGTGATGATTACGGTGTTGAAATCGGCACCCTGCGTGTGAACCGCGGGAACAAATATGACCTGACAATGAGCGAGCTGGTTAAGGCTAGCCCGAGCTTGTTGAAGTTGATGAATGAAGGTGGTTCACTATGACGTTGCCGATCGCTGTCACGCTCGACCAAGGCGTGGTCGATATGATTGCCAACGACAAGTTGGATGCCAACACTCCAGTCGATCGGGTAGTCAACCGTATCCTGCGCGAGCACTACCACGCCAAGCTCATGGCGTCCATGCCGAACACCAAAGAAATCATCATCGGTAACCTGAAGAGCATTCAACCGTATGTGGACTTTGTTGTCACTGACGTGATGGATTCGATCCACAAACAAGATGCGAAGAAGCGCGGCGATTACGGCCGGCAGTTGTCGCTGATGATTGCTCGGCGCGAAATCAGTGTCGTTGACATTGGTGAGAAGCGCGGCACACTCAAGGTCTACCGCAAAACTGGGGAGTAAACGAACATGGCACCATCAGCAATTGCAATCTACGCGACTGCCTTCCTTGTAACATTCACCTTGAGCTTGCTACGCGGGTTTCAAAATAAATCGGTAGCAGGTGGACACAAACGTCTCGCGTTCTTTGGCGGTGGTGCCATGCAAGCCTTAGAGAACACGGTGACCATCATGCTCGCCCACCAACTGGGTGACTACACGATCATCGCGTTTACCTCTTCAGGCTCCGCCTTCGGCTGGGTTGCAGGTATGTATCTGCACGACGCCATGCTGCGCAAGCGGCTGAAAGAGGCGAAGAAAGCCAAGAAGACCAAACGCCGCGAACAAATCGAAGCCATGCTCGATGAAAGGCTCAAGGAACTGGGCGTACTATGAAAAAGAAGTATGACCTGCTGACGCGCACACGCCGCTTCCCGCTGCGAGAGGAAATCTTCTCGGGTGGCGGTCCAGATGCAACTGCCGCGTTCAGTGTGACTCAGGAGAAGTTGCAGAAGCTGCACGATGCGGCTGTGAGCAGCCTCAACATTCAAGTGACCAAGCACGCACAGCGACTTGACTCCGAAGTGTTTGACCAAAACTACTTCGCCACCTTCGTGGTGTATGAGGACCAGCCGTACATACAAGTCCGCACCACGTTCCAGTTGCGACCCAAGCGTAAGCTGGCTCTTGTCAAGTAAGGAATACCCATGAGCAGAAGTGACAACCCATACGAGGTTGCCCTGACGATTGACGTGCTCCAGAAGCTCGCGACGGCCAGTGTAAACAATACAGTGATCGACTACCCAGAGCACTTCACCCACGTGGTCGTGTTCGACTTCCCCGATAAGCTGGTCGAGGCTGCGATTACCCACACGGTGATGGACGGCTTCCTCGAGTACGACAACGTGATGCGGGTGAAGTGCGGTCAGTGCGTGTTGACCAATGCAAACGGGGCTGGTGGCTTCCAAGAGCACCTGCAGCGCTATGAAATGCGAGTTATTCAACTGAGGAAGTGACCATGTGTCGTGTAGCATTGCTAGCCAAGCGTGACGGCAAGCCGAAGAAGCTCAACGATTTCACCAGCGACCAGCTGATCGAAGTGGTTGACGCCTGCCGTCCGTTCTTGACTATGTTCACGTCGGCAACCTGTGGCGATGACATTAAGAAGCTCGCCAACATCAAGAAAAAGAAGCGCGTGGTGTTTGACTCCCGTGCGCTCCTCGAATTCCACATCGTGGTGTGCGAAGTCATGCAGAACGTGGTGCGCCGGTTCAGCTACGATGCACGCTTGCTGCTGGGTGATGGTCTGCTGGCAGGTGAGACGCCGGAGCAGATCGCCGCGAAGTTTAACGGCATGCACGAGTTCACGTCGCTGCGCAGCTTCACCAAGCTGATCCGCGTGACCAACTACTTCGTCGCCAACCCAGGTGCTGAACTGATTTTCGAGGTAGAGAACGATGCCTAAGATTGGACGGGTCAAGACCCAGGAAGAAATGCGGATGAACGAGTGGTACACCGACGCCACGTTCGTCGGCCATGTCGAGTGGCAAGTGGCTATCGCAGAAGACGGTACGCCATCGCTGGTGATGCCAGAAGAGGTGCAGGCTGACTTCCGTGCGCTGCGCACGCAACTGCACGACCGCATCCGCAAGTTCGCCCAAGAGGCTGGCGTCAGCATCGTCCAGCTGAGCGACGTGGTCACCATAGAATCGGACAACACCAACGCGGTTGCTGCCTCGTGCTTCCAAGAAGGTGCCTACCTCACCATCACTACCTACGTTGTACACGACGGACAAGGGGACGAAGAACATGAAGGCTAACATCCAGATCGTATCACCTGTGGAACTCGCAAACTTCATTGCGCGCAGCGTCTCGCACAAGCAACCGTTTGAACTCCCCGACTGGTGCAGCGTGATCGTCACGTTTACCGCAGGCGAGCGCTCGCGCGACTTCGAGTTTGCCTACATCGCCAACCGCAAGACCGAGCAGATGAAGGTGCGTCTGAACTGCTACGACCTGTGGTTGCTGGACGATCCGACCTACGACCGCGTCAAGGCCGAACTCGAACACTTGATGATCCAGTGGAACATCCGTCGTGTGACACCGTCCACGCATCAGCACAAGTCGAGCTTGAGCGACGCCATTCGCAACGACCTGGATGATCGCATCGCCAACCGCAACATCGAGCCCGAGAAGAAGTACAAGGGCCACGAAATGAACGAGTACCTGAACTTGTTCGCGCGCTTCCCGCCAGACAGTGCTGGCTTGTTCCGTACGACTGCGTTGCCGCTGCCGAAAGAAGCTGACATCGGCGCATGGACATATCCGTTCCCTGTCATCACCACGGCAATCGGCTACAAGCGCATGGACTTCGTCAAGGCAGTGCGCAAGTTGCAAGACTCGCCTGAGGTCGAGAAGAACGTCTACCGCACGATCTACATTGACCCGTGGACTGGCAAGAGCAAGACGCTGTGCATGTACAAGTTGGGTAACTGGACCTGGCGCGACGACTATATCGACTACCTCGAACTCGGTGTGCTGCCGACCCGCGAGTTTTACAAGATGGTGACAGGCAAGACGCTTGACACCCTGGTGGAGAACAACGAATGACCGAGCACGAAGAAGACCTGCGCAACCAACTGCGCGACGCCATCAGCACCACAGTGCGCAGCGAAGGCTACAGCTACGATGCCGACTCCATCCACACCATCACCGACAAGGTCATGGAAGTGGTGTTCACCGCAGGCCAAGACTCGCCCGTGTACCGCAACATCATCGCCTTCATGAACGTCTTGGGCGAGAAGGCTCTGGACAAGACTGACCTCTCGGCGCTCAAGCGTGTACGCAGCTACATCAAGGACTGCGGCTTCGACTGGAAGGCATTCTACGAATTCGGCCGCACTGAAACTCGCAGGCTGGACATTATCCGCCTGCAAGAAGTCAGCGAAGAACTACGCGAGGCCCTCGACGCCCGCAACGTCCTGCTCAAACTCCGTGGCCGTTACAGCGACGTGAAGGAGAGCAAGGAACTCAACAAGAAGATCAGCTCGCTGGAGACCGAACTCAGTCGTCTCGCCAGCCTGTACCCAGACCATGCTACGGACCTTTGCGAATGAATAGCAGTCAAGAACGCGCCCTTGTAATCTCAGCCAACCCGCTTGTGTGGCAGATGCACGAATCTAATGCCGTGCAACTCCTTCGTGGTGAAGTGCTGGATAACGGTAACGTCATGCTGCACACGCGCTCCTTCATGGACGTGCTGGAAATTCTGCTCCCGAAGAAATTCAACGAGGAGCTCTTCCGTGCGATCAATGGCGGGCTGCGCGAGAAGTTTGAGTTTGTACGCCTCACCTCAATGCGCACCATCATCCGACCCCGTGGCAGCGTGCTGGTGAAAGATCGCCAGCTCACCATTCGGCACACTGTTCGCGGCATCGACTACATCGTGCTCTTCCCAGGCAAAGAGCGCAAGAAGAAGAAACGGAGCAAAAGCTGATGACCTTCCGCCTCATCATTCGTGGTCACTTGCTCACGCAGGCGCAGTTGAACGCGCTGGTGCCTGTGATGAACAAGGACCTCAACGGCGACTACGCGAGTACCGCCGAGTACCAAGCAGCAATCGAACAGGCCTGTGCGGATGCAGGTCACCCAATCCCAGAGGGCGAAGGCCCTCACCAGAAGGACGATACCAATGCCTCGTAGTTTCCCTGATATGGAAAGCTTGGAGCGTGCAGCGCAGTGCCACAACTTCCGCCAGAAGTTGAAGTCGGAGTCTGAGGAAGACTACCGCAACGCGCTCGCTGACCACGTGCGCCACATCGACCCAGTCGAGTCGACCGAGATTCGCTCGGGCAAAGGCTGGAATGCGCAGTCGCCCATGGAGCTGCTCGGCCATCTTGGCCTCAAGCTCTAGCGAGGAATCATGGCTGTAGGATGGGCTAAAGAAGGCGACGGAGTCCTCGAGTCTGAGAACGAAGTCGCCGAGGGTGTACACAACGTCCGGGAGCAACTCAAGCTCTCGGAAGGTAGTACCAAGCAAACTCACTGCATCGACTGCGGTGATGAAATTCTCCCGCAGCGTTTGGCAATCTTCCCGTTTGCCCAGCGCTGCACACATTGTCAATCGTACCTAGACTAGGACACCATCATGCCTGTATTGGATCGCGCCACCGTTGCTGCAACCCTGCTGGTCAAAGTGAAGACCAAACTCGGCAAAGCTGTTCCCGAGTACGCCAAGAAGATTGCGAACTGGGACCCGCACACTATCGCCGAAGGGCAGCGTGCGCAAGCCGAGCTGGAGAAGCTGCTCACCCAGATGCGTCGCAGCCAGCGTCACAAGCTGTTTGAAGAAATGCCGAAGCTGGCACTCTGGTACGAACTGTACACCACCTGCGACCGTGATACGACGTGCGCTGAACTCACCAACCATCTGGATCGCCCAGCGTCCAAGGTCCGTGAGGAGTATGCAGCCAAGCGTGCGGGTGTGCCTGCATGAATCTGTTCATCGTGTTTGCCGCGCGCAATGCCGCGTTCGTGAAGGCGCTGACTGAGCAGCAGGTCGAGGAGTATGTGGACACCGTGAAGACGGATCGCCTCAATTGGCTGTCCACTTTCACTGTCGGGCGCAACGTCATGGGCCTGCGCGATATGAGCCGCGCTCAAGTCGTCGAACTGGTCGAGACCATGCCTGGCTATGACGTGTTTAGCGGTATGAGCGAGTGCGTGTTTGTCGTCACCCAGCATCCAATGAGCCGTGACCACTATCGCACTGGCCGTTGTGACCTCGAAATGGTTGACTCGGCGTTGTTGATCGAGCGCCACATCAGTTCGACCGCAATCTACACTGGCTTGATGCGCACGCAACTAGAGCCTGCGAAGGCCCGTGAGTTCCGCACCAAAGCCCGCAAGATCGACGTTGTCCAATAAGGAAATCGAACATGAACCTGTTTGCCGTATTCTTCTTCCCTGTGCAGCACCCGATTGCTGTCGCACCTCACTTCGCCGGCTACCTAAAGCAAGCCCGTGTGGGTGAGAATTCTCCAGCTGCGGACACTGTCGCGCTGGTTGTTGGCCGTCACACTGGCAGCGCCTACTCGCATGTGAACGAGAAGGTCTACCACCAGCTGGTAAACAATCGCTGGCGCGAAGAAGCGGGTGGCATCGTGCTGATCGGCAGTGTCGATATGAACAGCGTGCAGACGTTCAAGGACCGCTGGTTCAGCAAAGAGGACGATCAGGTGGCTGACGCAGCACTACGCCACATGAACAACCTGCCGCCGATCTACACGGGCGAACTGTGCAACTTCCGTGATCCTGCCGCACCGTACTGCATTGGTCGTGACCCACTGAGCAATCGGGAGCCTCACCGTGGATAACCAGAAGACGTTCCCGATCCTGAGCACAGACAAGTCGAATCAGGCAGTACCATACTCGCTTGTGTTGAGCCACGAAGAGCAGGCGCTCAAGAATCATGGGCAGAGCGTTGCCCAGCTTGCACGTCGCGGTGGCCTGTCGTGGGGTGAACTGATGTGCGTGCTGCGCGACGAGAACCTGTTCTCCACGTACGGGCAGAGTCTGCACCAGAACGAACCCAAAGCGTACCGCGAGTACCAACGGTTCATCGAGGAGTTTACGCAGCCGGAGAAGTTTCCCGATCCGGCCGCCTGCCTCGAAGCGTTGCTCAAGTTCATTCCGAAGACCCAGAAGAATGCGGAACTCCAGCGCGTGGTCGACGATTGCCGTAAGGCTGTCGCCGCCAGCAAGAACAGCACGCTGCGCTATGTCTGGCTGAACCTCGAAGATGGCAGCTTCTCCGAGTCGTGGACGCGCACTGACCTTGCAGACCCAGAAGGGCTTGCGCATGACGTGACCCGTACGGCCCAACCGTTGTACAAGTTAATCGAATATCGTTGCCTGAGCGACGCTGACTTCCAGTTCTCGCGCCACATGAAACTGCGCTAACTGTAAACAGTAGTCGCGTGCAACACCTCACCGAACAAAGGACTATAGCTATGACACGCACCACCAAGACTAAACCAACCAAAGCTGCTGCGGCTGCAAAGCCAACCAAGGCTACTAAAGCGACCAAGGCCACCAAGCCGGTTGCACCAGTAAACAAGTACACGCCGGAAGTGTTTGACGACCTCGTTGCCGCAATGCAGACGCACCACGCAGAAGCACGCAACGCACACCGCGGCCCAATGTTCACCGTAAAGACTGACGGTCTGAGCAGCCAGTGGGTTGAAGCCCTGGGTCAAGGTCACAACTGCGACGCCTGCCGTTCGTTCATCCGCCGTATGGGTGGCGCAGTGTTTGTCACTGCCGAAGGTAATCTGGTGTCGGCTGTCTGGCCTGCACTCCCGAAAGACCACCCGTACTACGAAATCGTCACGGCGATCAAGAGCGCCGTCGAACACGGCCAGATCGTCTCGGCCCTGTACGTACCAAGTGAACAAGCTGGTTCGCGCAGCACCTGGAGCGCACTCGATGGTGACGAGTATGGTCACCTGAACGTCAAGCTGGTCGACTGCAAGGCACACGTTGCCAAAGACGACGATATCGGCGGCAAGAAGTCGGAAAGCGTCTCGCGCAAGAAGTACCTGAGCAAGGCAATCGTCGAGTGGGACATTGAACTGCTGCGCCGTGGCTTGCACCTTGTGTCGCACGACTCGCGCGTCCTCTACGGCAACACCGTGAAGGACATGGCCAACTTCCTGTGGGAGTTCAAGGAAACACTGTCGTCGCTCAAGAAGCGTCAGGCCTCGAACTTCGTGTGGAATGCGTCTACTCAGTTCCCAGGTTGGGCAGCGCCTCGCGGTACGGCATACGGTGCGTTCCTGCAGAACTTGAGCAAGATGGGCGAAGACGACGCCATCGAAGAACTCAACAAGCACACCAAGCCTGAGAACTATCAGGTACCCAAGGCAGAAGCGACCACAGGCAACATCGAACGTGCCGAGCGCCTCGTCAAGGAAATGAATCTGGAGAGCGCGCTGAAACGCCGTGAAGCCGAGCTGAGCGATATTCCAGAGCACGGCTACATCTGGAAGCTGCCTGAGCCTGACGTTGACGCGCCGAGCGAAGGTGTTTTCGGTGGGTTGAAAGCGAAGTCCAAGAGCAAGCAGCATGGCGTAGTGCATGGTCGCGTGGCGAAGTCCAACATGACCTGGGAAAAGTTCTTGCGCGTCACCCTGCCTACCGTGCTGTCGATGCGGGTGCGGGTGCCACTCGACAAGTTTAGCGGTGCAACCATCACCGCAGCCGTAGACAGCGATTCCGCACCGCTGTTCAAATGGGACTACGACGATGCGCGCAACCAGCTGGGCTTCATGACCTACACCGAGGCGCATGAGCCAGATCAGTGGTCGCTGAAAGGCGGTACCTGGGTAGACGCGCTGGCAGTCGTCAAGCTGCCGTGGAACATGGACCTTACCCGCCGCGTGCCGAAGTTTGTAGACGGTGCTGTGATCGTGGTCAAAGATGCGCGTGACCAGAACGACGTCGGCAACGGCCTGTTCCCAGTCGCGCTGCGTCCGGAGCTGTTTGAGGTGCGTGCTACCATCCAGCAGTTCTCGGAAGAGAGCACGCTGCATCCTGTTGATGGTCAGTGCGTCGCTGGTATGTACGTCCATGTGAACAATCGTCCGTTCCGCCTCGAGGTCACCACCAAGACTGGCGTGATCGACGTGACCATCGACCGCTTCGATTAATCCACGCAGTACAGAGGGCGCGCAATCGCCCTCTTTGAGGACTCAGGATGAACAAGCTCCAAAGCATGATCCAGTACCCACTCACCCACAAAGAGTTTGTGCGGGTACTGCCGAACATCTGCAACATGATGGGCCTGCGCTACCATTCGTCGAGCGACGGTCCAATGTCGAACAAGGTCTACACTCTGGAGACAGAGGACAAGATCAAGGTAGAGTGGACGATCGACCGCACTGTACCTGCACAGCGCCAGCACCTCATCCGCATCGTCGTGATCGCTGACGAGGAGGTCTCCGAGCGCCAGAGCTTTGAAGAGGCTCTCGATCTGTTCCGCAAGGTCGTTGGCAACAAGCTCAACGAGAACCCGATGACGGCTCGCGTGGTTGATACGCTCCACCCAAGCGTCAAGATTCTGCGCATGGGCGAAACTGACGTATCGCTGTTCTCCGTACGCAACCTGCTGCTAGTCAGCGACAACGCCGCGTTCCTGCAAGAGTTTGGCCTGAAGTACGAAGGTCCAACCAACCCGCTGGAAATCAAGCGTGACCTTGAACATCACGCAGTAAGCGCCAAGCTGCGCGTCTGTGAAATGGACGTGGTCGATCCGCTGAACGGCGTGTACATGCTGCAAATGCTGACGGCCACACTCGACAGCTTCCACATGGTAATCAAGGAGGGTGCAGAATGAGCAAGGCGCAAGAAGTACAAGGCATGCGCTCCCAACTGTGGGGTCGTGAGTTGGACAGCGAGTTTGTCATACACCAGTTGAAGGCAATCTTCGAGAAGCACGAGCTGGAGATTCACATCCGCAAGCGCCGTGAGGCGGGCTGCGCAGTCAAGCAGCATATCCTGCCGTTCGCGTATCGCTGGACTGGTACCTTCCAGCTGGGTGATTACTACTACGAGTTTGCGATCCCGGAAAAGACCATCCATTCGCATAACGTGACGCCGCTGAGCCCCACTCAAATTCAGCGGTTCCTACGACGCAACTCGTGGTTCACGCGCAAGATCGTCAGTGAGAAAAACGACATTGACCGCCTTCACGGCGTGAAGAATCCTACACCGGACGTGTTTGATTCGTCCAGCCGTTTCTTGCGAGACGTACTGGATAAGGCAGAAGCCCACGTCAAAGCACTTGAAGTTGCCGCAGCACTACGCGCCCAGCAAGAAGCACTTACCAAGGACGCCGCTCCAACAGACCATTCGCAGTTCGGTCTGATCGGCGTTTGCGCTGGCAAGATGGTTCGCGTGCCTGTAGTCCTGGGCATGGACCGTCTGGTGTGCATCAACAACGCGGCGTTCTTCGAGGCGTTCACGTCCGATCTGACTCCGATGGGTCTGAATGACGACGAGTTCCTAGACTTCTTGAGCGATGCCGAAGAAGAGGAAGACAGTGTCCTCAATATTCCGAAGGGCATTGAGCAAGCCTTCAAGGACTGGTTGACGCTTGACCACGATGAAGAAGAAAACATCAAGCTCACCGACGTGCAGGCAGACAAGTATGGCGATCTGGTAACCCTGACGTTTGCTGTCGCTGGTCGCGAACTCACCGTGATCACGTCGCTGCGTGAGCTCCAGAAGATTCCGGCGTTCGATCCGCTCAAAGAACTGAACGACTACCTGCCAAAGAAACCCAAGGTAGCACAAAGCGGCAAGAAAGCCAAAGCAGCGCAAGACGACGACGACGATGACGACGATACCGACGAAGAAGATTTCCGCTAATACCGCAGCAACTGTAAAGGCACAAGTGAAAGCTCCTGTGCCAGTGCAGCAACCACAGAAGCTCTCGACTCCAGTAAACGAAGTCGACCGACTTATGTCCATGTTCAACTCCCTGTAAGGAATACCATCATGCCTATCCTTGTCCTGGTTGCCAGCGATGAAGCCGTCGCAAAAGCCACGAAGGAAGCTGTAGAACTCAACGTACCGCTGAACCAACTGCTGCAAGAGCGTTTCAGCGAATTCCTGCTGGGTGATCGTAAACCTGCTGCCAAGGCCAAAGCTGCCAAGGCAGGCGACGAAATCCCTGAGCCGAACGAGCACCAGCAGGTGGTCAATCGTCTGGTGACCTACGCGCAAGAAAACTACGCGGGCTGCGGTGAGTTCACCTTCACTCAACTGGTCGGCGAGTTTGATCCGGAAGAAACCATCGACAAGCAATCGCGCACCAAGTACGCCTCGATGTTCAGCAAGGCGACCGAAGGCGACGTCGGTGTTGTGAAGAAAGGCAAGAACTCCAAGCAGGTCACTGTGTACGAAGTGGCCTGACATGGAACTGACCAGTGATCTGGTCTCTCTCATGCACCTCCATCGGCTGTCGATGTTCCGGCGCCCGATGGAGGATAGCATCAACCACGTCAACTTCATGTTGAATGTCGGCGTGCTGCACTACGACAGAGAGACGCAGCAACGAGTGTCGGCTGTCCAGATTCAACGCGTGTACACCGACGTCGATCAACAACGGAAGGGCCACTTCAAAGCCTTCCTCCTAGCAATCGAAGCCGAAGCTGTACGGCTCAACTATGGTGTGGTGCGAGTCGATCAGGTGCACAACGAGCACTTGCTTGCATTCCTGGAGCGATCTGGGTATGTGCGATATGACGACGAAGTTGCACCTGTAATGGTAAAGCGACTGCCGCTTATGGTGAATCACCCATGGAACCAAGACACGCAATAATTCTCACCGGCCTGTTCTGTTTGTGGACGCTGCTCATAATCTGGTTCTCACACAACCGGGCTCAGAAGCTCCGCAAAGATCAGGAAGCCTTCCAGAAGTTCATGGTTGAAAAGAGCGACGAACTTCAAGCGTCCATGAACGAACTGCGCACGCAAGGCCGTCTGGTCAACAACGTGCAACGAGCCACGAGCGGCGCGCTGTGCAGTGCAGCCCGACTGCTGGCAGACGTGGTCATGAGCGTCAAGCACATTGCCAACTTGAGCAATGGCCACGAAAAGAAAGACCAGTTCGACAATCACATTCGGGTGATCCTCGACGCCATCGAGAAGATCGACCTGAGTGCTGCTGAAAACCAGATGGTCAAACTCGGAGAATACCATGACGAACAAGAACGCCTCGAACAATCAGGTCGACGTAATGACACGGCTCGCAGCCGAATCAAACGGGGTGTCGACCGAGCATGTTACCTTAGCAATGAGAAACAAGGTAAAGAATGACCTGTGGCCGTTGATGTACACCGCAGGTCTGGGGTCAGTTCGTAAAGCGGCTGGCCTGAACTAAACGCAAGGCAGTGACGCCCAATGGGATAGCTGCCTTTTATTTGGCCTGTTTATGCACTACTGATTTCAGTAAAGGAGCAGTCATGCTGCGATTCACTGCACAACATAACCAAGAGGTTGTAGCGACGCATAGCCTGAGCAACCCGAGCCGTTGGGAGTCTGTGCTGAACAACACCTTCATCCAGCCATATGCTGGTGAAGTCATTAAGCTGGAACGCTGGCAGTTCCTCCAGATCATCGTCAACATTAGCGCTGAGTCCCAGAAGCTGCTGGGTATGATCGGACACAAGATGGGCAACATTCACACGCTGGTGCACGCCAAACGGCACCCGGCCTACGTCAACATTCGCGTCGGTGAGATTGACGACCCGATGGTTGATCTGATGGAGCTCAACGCCGTGCTGGGTCTGCTGTACTCTGCGGCTAAGGGCAGCGACGTGGTCACGCTAACCAACGCGACTACCTAACCTATAATCTTCACCACTAAGTCCTTGTACTACTGATTTCAGTTATGCTATAATGGTCGAGTGAAGCATACTATGCTCGCACTTCATTGGTTATGGACTTAGTTAAGGTAAACGAACATGACAACAAAACTACGCGGCGCACCAAAGCACGTCACCGAGGCAGCGAATCAAGGCCTCAAGGTGAAAGCCAAACGCAAACTATTCGGCTTGTCGTCTGCTGACGTCGGTCGCATGATTGGCTTCGACGGTGTTCGCCTGAGTCGCGCCGAGTCTGGCTTGCGAGTAGTTGGCGCCTACGGCATTCTCAACCGTGCCCTGCACTTCCTCAAGGTGCTGGAGCAGAAGCACGGTGTTCGTCCACTCAAGGCAGTGAAGAAGACGCAACTCACTGTGGTCGCCAAGGCCATGGTCGAGCGTGTGTTTATCTCAGGTGCCGACGTGGTCACAGTGCCTGTCGAGGACGTCGAGGTGATCGTTACTCGGGAGACGGGCGCCGAAGTGTTTGTGGTGAATGAGCTGGCGATGCTGCTGGCTGCATACTGCGCACGCACCAAGACGACTCAAGGCGAAATGTACAACGTCGCCCTCAACAATGGGATCGTGACATTCATGCGGTCCGCAAACTTTGCACCAATCGCATGGGAGGTTCTGCCATGAGCCGCATTGCATTCCACATCTTCTACGCCGAACAGCGCGCCAAGTCTGGCCTGAACCGTGCAGAGTTTGCAGCCAAGATCGGCATTAGCCACGAGACTGGCAGCAAGTACGAGAACGGCGAGTGGTACCCGAGCTTCGCCACGCTGCGCAAACTCGAACGCACCATGGACCAGAATCTGGAGCTGTTCTACATGCCGCCTGCGTATCGTCTGGAGCTCGACATTCTGACCGACGCGCCCAAGGCATTGCCCGAAGAGTTGCTGCGCATCATTCGCAAGCGTCGTGCGTGCACCTTCAAGTACGTCGGTGACATTGGCCGCACGGGCGCGTGCACCTTTCAGTTTCAGTCGAAGACGCGAGCGCACCTCGAGGAGATTATCGACACCTACTCGGCGAACGACCCAAGCGAAGCCGTGTACCTGAAGAACACCATCAAGATGGTCGACTTCAATCCCGATGATGAATTCGGTGGCGTCAAGAACAACACCGTCGAGTAAGAGATAAGTTTGCCTGTGCGTTCTGCGGAGCGCACAGTTGAGCTGGACTCACTCAAGGAGCAACACATGGACAAGACTAGCCTCCCGAAAGGCATCACGCTCGAAGGCTTCACGCCAGAGGGCAACCTGATTCTCACCAACGCGATGACTGCGTGGCCTGACGTTGTTAGCCACGGTGATGGTAAGTTCAAAGCGCTGGCCGAAGATGCGAACGACACCACGCGCATCTACGTGCGGATGCGTGATCTGCCCTCGATGCCAAGTGAGCGCAAGGCAGAACGTCGAGCCCTCAAAGGCGGCCTCCCAAAGGGAACGTACACCATGGGTACCGACAGTGTCGGCAACCTTGTACTCGGTATGCAGGCGGGTGAAGATGTAGACTGGCCAGAGTCGTTTGAACTCGAAGGCGTGAAGTACGTCGGCATACCGTGCTCGCCCAACACCATGCGTGTGTACGCCATTGCCGAGAACATCGCAAAAGTGGAGCCGGAAGCGCACAGCTACGACTTCCACAAGAATCACCACACCAGCCCGACGGCGCGACTCATTGCACTGTCGCCGCGTGAGCGCATCCTCGCCCTGACCAAAGCGCCTGGGTATGACGTGCGCAACATCAAGGTGACGATCAGCGCCAACGGCATTGATATGAGCCCAGACGATCTGGACGACTGGATCGAGACAGAGGTGCGTGGTCGTGTCGCTCGTCTGATGCGCCACAAGGGCCTACATAGCATCGAGTCGGCAGCACGTCGTCGCGTTATCGAAGGTGTTCGTGGTCACTTCGATAGTATTGAAACCAGCATCGCCGAACTGATGCAGGTGATGGACATGCACCGTGAAAGCCTCGATGGTATCGGACGCATGTTCTGGGATCACAAAGAGCAGAGCGAACTGGCAAGCATCGGCTGCTTTAGCGTCGTGATGCCCAAGGCCCTCGAATCCTACATGGAAGAGCCGTCGCAGCAATGGCGCCACAATGCCATGTTGTTCTTCATCGACCTGGTGCGCAACACCTACCAGAACGTGGACGAGTACGGCCGTGAGAAGTTTGAACGCCTAGCGTCGAACATCCGTGCGCAACTTGAAGCCAACGAGTGTGAACTGTTCGACTCGTGGTACGGTGTCGCCAAGCAAGGTCACCAGATCAACGTAGCTGAGCTGGTCGAGTTGTTGGAAGCGCGTTGGTTGGAAGAAGTGCGACCTGCGATAGATCAACTCGCCACAGAGCCTGATCCGCAAGGGCAGAAAACGCGCAAGATTCAAGCGATCACGCGCACCTGCCGCACAGCCGCAATTACCGAATACCTTGAAGGCAAAGGTATCACTTGCAAGAAGGAAGAAGCCGAATGAGTAAAGCCATGCAGTACCGTGAAGTCGTCAAAATCCATCTGGCGCAGATTGCCAAAGAGCATGGCATAGTGTTTATCCACGTCGCGGACGCCGGCAGCCGTAGCTGGGGTTCGAGCACCGAAGATTCTGACATTGACCTGAAGTGCATCCACGTCAAACTGCCGTGGGCACGCAATGTGGAAGAATCCACAGACACGCTGCGCAGCACGCAAACAATCCGCATCCTTGGTACTGCTGGCGATGACGTGCCAGTGAGCATTGACCTACAGTCGTTTGAACTGCGCAAGGCTCTCCAGTTGCTGACCCGTAGCGATCCCGTGTTCTACGACATGGTGTACAGCCCGGGCGTCATGGCGCAATCGGAAATGATGCACAGTTGCGTCTACCCTATGGTCGAAGCGTACCAGAACCGTTCGCTGATGGCACGACGCTACGCTGAAATGGCGTTCAACAATCTGTGGCCAGAGCGCAGTTCGCGTGACCCAGAAGTGCGTGACAACCCGCCGACCAAGCGTGCGCTGATGTTGGCCCTGCGCTTCACCATGTTGTGCGAAGCGGTGATGCAGGACAAGAGCTACAAGGTGCGCGATTACCAAGGCCTGATCGACCTCGACTTGGCTGCTGGGTACAAGCGCATGTGGCCAGAGGTCATGGATTACAACGATGTGGAAGTGCACCACCACACGGCAATCATGCGTGACTTCCTCGACTTCCTGACGCGCAGGCAGAAAGAGTTCCCGCTGCCGGGTGAGCGCAATCGTGATATGCACCTGTGCCAGCGAGCGTACAGCGCGATCACCAAGCACGTCGTCCTCAACTACACTGAATCGCACCTCGACTGGAAGTAACCTATGCTGATCCTGATGTTCCAAAGCCGTGAAGTTCTCGCTCGGCATCTGGCTAAGCAGTGCAAGCGCATTGCAGAAATTTCCCTGATTCAAGAAGACCTCGTGGACATTGAGTACCAAGACGGTGATCGGGTGAAGAAGTTTGTGGCTATCGGCGTGAGCGAATCGCATCTGCCGTTGTCACTCGGTCTGGTTACTTCATCGTCGCTGGCATTCACGGTGCACGGCGATGGCAGTCGCACGCCGCACAGCTTCGACACACTGGACCTGAGCCATCACAAGCCAGTGGGTGAAGTGCTCGACCTCGTTCAGTCCAAAGTCACTGTCGAGACCAAGTGGAGGTTGACCAAATGAAAGCTAACCAAGTAAAGGCCAAGTACGCACTGATCTTCAAGCGCGAGTACGATCTGGCTGCGCTCCTGAAGTCGATGCACCAAGACGAACACTTGGCGGCATTCAAAGAGTGCGTGTACGAAATCCGCTTCGAAGGTGTTGAGTTGCAAGTCGTGGTGGTTGAGCGCAAGCGCCTCGACACACCGCACAACAACCTGCTGGCACCGATGCTGCCTGAGCGTTGGCGGCAACTTGCTGTGGGCATCATCGAACTCGACACGCTCGCTGGCTACTGCATGATTACCAAAACGATCATGGAGCAGCACCACAAGAACCTGCAGTTGCACATTCTGGCGATCACCGATTCGATGCGCGTGTATCAGGGTCCGCTCGGGCTCACGCCTGAATCGTTTCCTGAGGTGGTGAAGGAAATCGTAGACGCCGACCCGCCAGTCAAGTTTGATCCTACGAAAGTTGCAAAGCTCAAGCACGTCCTGATGTATCCGCACCGCACTGATCTGTCTCAGCGCCTGTGCGACTTCAGGCGTGAAGCACACCTCGAAGCGTTTGTCGAGTGCGTCAACATTCTGGGCTTCGACGGTGTGCTGTACAAGCTCCTGACGGTCGACTTGCCGTACCCGATGGAAATCGCGGGTCCAAAAGACCTGATGCTGCATCCTGACTGGCGCAAGGGCTTGATCGCAGCGTATAAGCTCGAAGATGGGCAAGTGCGCACAGTGATTCCGCATCCCGAGGATGATCGCAAGATGCGCCTGTTCTTCAACACTTTCATCGACCATCTACCAGCGTACACCGGACCGATGGGTTATGCGATCGGCCTGCGGCAACAACCGTCCTCTTGAGGACGCGGAGGAAGTATGAACACCAACAGTGAAATGCGTCGCATCACCGAAGTGAAGCAAGGCGCTAGTGGCGGATTCCAAGTTCGTTTCTACTCGCCACAGACAATCAACCAGTGGTTCCCGATGGGTGATGACCGAGAGGCCGCACTCAAGAAGGCGAAGACCTGGCGTAACTCGCGTGAACGTGAGTTTGGCATTACCAGCAGCGACTATGGTGTGCGTCGCCCGCGTAAGCGCCACGGTAACAGCAAGGCAGACACTGGCGTGTTTGTCGCAATCGGCTACAAGGGCGACCGCTTCTACGCCGACGTCATGGGTGTGCTCAACTACACCGACGAGACAGGTAAATCGAAGCGCAAGCAGAAGGCCCACAGCATCCTCAAGCACGGCTACCACACAGCGTACTTGCTGGCGCTGAAAGATCGCTGTGAAATGGCCGGGCTGCCGTTGCCGGAAGAAGTGACGATTCCCAAACTGTCCAGCGACCAGATCGACAAGCTGCGCCAGGAAGGTGCAACGCTCAAAAGTCTCACGGAGAAGGCAACTGTGCCGTGGACGGGTGTTCTGGCATAACTCAATTTATTGAGTGCCAACACTGGAGTATCGAACATGAAACTAATCCAACATGCAACTGTCCCATCGAAGACCACCTGGAAACAGGAAGGTAAGTTGAAGTCCCTGCTGCGCGTCCTACACATATCGCACACTGGCCTGCCGGAGTTTAGTGACGGGGCGATACCCGACGCGCTACTGCGCTTCATCAACGATCGGGCTTGCAAGACCTTTGGTAGCATCACGCTGCGGACTGGGGAGCTCCTACGCAATGCGACCGAGGAACAGAAGAACAAGCGAGTCACCATCCACTACCTGATTCGTGAAGAACAGGAAAGCCAACTGCTGGATATGTTGGAGCGATGGAGTGAGCAGCCGCCTAAGCTGCGCGTACCAGTGAGCCCTGCTGCACCCAAAGCGATGTTGTTTTGCATCGACAAAGGCGAAGAGGCGTTCATCTGGACAGCGACGCAAGGCAGACAGCTACTGGAAGAAACGCTGCCAGTGAGCGCACGCACGTTCCGCCAGAACGGACACACGTTGCGCCCGACTGCAACCACACTCGACGGCATCTTGAACAGCATGGTGCCTGTCGTCGAAGATCGTTACTCCCGAATGGAGAACTAACATGGGTAAAAGCATTGGCGAAATGCTGGATAATCCGATTGATCAGGAAGCCATAGCGATCCTGCAAAACTATGAGCGGCACGCAAACAATGCCAGGCAGTTCTTTCTGGCTGCCGCTGGCGAACGTATCGAAGCAGGCCGCGTGGTAGCAATCGACAAGAGTGCGCCGCGTATTGCTGGCATGCCTGTTGTCTTTGAACTGCCGTACGGGCCTCAGAATCGGGCTAAGCGTATCGAGTCCAAGAAGCAAGCGCGCCGTGTCTTTGGGCTTCCATGTGTGGTGCACGACAGCAGCTACATGGGCGATAACCCAGAGCGCATCCTGTTCTACGTCGGTGACGGGAAGCATACGAGCTACCCTATCCACGATGCGCGCGGTTATTGCGGTTACGGTGGGCACATGGAGCTCAACTACGTAGGTGGTAAAAGTACGGAGTCTTCTGTGCTGGTTCACGCCTCACCTTGGCCGAGTGTAGGTACTGTCGGACACTGTGACTTCGGACCTCCTCGAATTCCAGACGTACAAGACCTATGCTGGCGCGACAGCTACCCAACGTACCTCGCGCAATTCATTAAATCGTTAGCACAAGGAACCCAAGCATGATGCTCATTACTCTCCTGTCCGCCGCACTTGCCTATGCCATCGTATGCGCTAGCGGAGAGCACCCACGCATCGTCGACCTGTGGACGTTGTTGAACAGTCCGAACTTGATCTGGCAGTTCCTGTTCTTCACCGTGCTGTTTACGGCACTGGGTATCGCAGCGAAAGAGTACCGTGCCAAGGCTGCGATTCTGCGCGCTGCAATGTCACGTCGCCGTCACCCGAAGTTGCGCAAGCTGATCCTTGCCGGCGTTGGTGAAGGCAGCTTCGCGTATCTTGCCAAGCAAGTGCAGTACGGTACGCAGGGTGAAGCCAACTGGCTGCCTGCCATGAGCACCGTGTACGTGATCTGCCTTGCAGACGAAGTAAAAGAGGACCCGACACGCGAACCCACTGCCGTATGCGTCCCGTACTTTGAAGGCGCCAAGAACTACTCGCCGTCGATGACGGTTGAGGTGCCGCTGCAAGACCTGTACAAACACGTTCCCCGTCACTTGATTCCGGAACTGATCTGATGACTACCAAAGTCAAATGGAAGCGCACACGCAAGCACAAACCCACCGAGTCCGGACCGTACATCGTTACCATGGACGAAGACAGCGAGGAATGTACCAGCGCTGTCTGGGCGAACGCTATCGGAACTCAAAAAGAAGGCTTCTTCCAGCAACACGACGGACGCATTGTTCGCGTTAATCCAATCGCCTGGGCTGAAATGCCGAAGCCGTATCGCCCGGCTTGACTACTGATTGCAGTTAAAGTGTAAACGCAAGGTGAGAGCATGATTACCGAACTCGACACATTCCTCGATGCACCGGAAGCACGCGCAAAGGCCGACAAGGTGATTGAACGCTTGATTGCCAAGTACGGCCAACCGTTTGACTTCGGTCGCAATCGCCTTGTGTTTGCCAATGACCGCATCGTCTTCAAGTTCCCGCGCAACCTCGCTGGTGAAACTGACAACTGCTGGGAGGGTAGCTGTCAGGGTCCAACGAAAGCGCGTGGGAAACGCTTGGTAGTAGACGGGTTCATCTGCGTTATGCAGGAACGGTTGCAGCGCATCTACGCTGACGTACCGAGACCCGAAGTGCTACCCAAGTGGACAGACAGTGTGGACTGTATGCAAGTCGGTTACGATAAACACGGGTGCCTGAAAGTTTACGACTACGGGCCTCGATAGAAAGGACTACGAACATGAGCGAGACCCTGTTCACCTCGGACCTGCACTTCTACCATGAGCACATCTGCACCTACAACCCACGCCCATGGACGAATGCTGAAAACACCGAGCGCTTGATCGACATTTGGAACTCGCAAGTTCGCCCGGGCGATACCGTCTACCACGGCGGTGACTTCTCGTTCCTCAAAGCGCGTGAAGTTGATCGCCTTGAGCATCTGGTTGAAGCGCTTAACGGCAACAAGATTTTCATTCTGGGTAACCACGACCACATCGAACTGTGGAGTGAGCTACGCAAGCGCAACCTGAGTCGCGTGCGCAGCATCACCGACAGTAAGTGGATCAAGGTGCACGGCAAAGACATTGCCATGTGCCACTACCCGTGGGAAGTCTGGCGCAATAGCCATTACGGCTCGTGGCATCTGCACGGCCACTGTCATGGATCAATGCCTCAACGCGGGAAGCGACTCGACGTTGGCATCGACAACCACCCACAGCATAAGCTGTTTACCTTTGAAGAAATCAAGGTCTATATGGACGCTCAAGAAGTATGGGCGCCAGATGGGCACAAGGTACGAATCAAGGAGACTGTATGAACCTGTTGGCGCGTATTAAATCGCTGCTCGCTGAACCTGAACCGTCCTTCGCAGATGCTGCCGTGCAGTTTGTGGCTGACCACCTGCTGGACAACAATGCAACCCTGCTTATCACCGACGCCCACATGCGCGAGACGTATATCGCCCTCGTGAAGAAGCTGCGGCCAATGGAGGGAGGTGCGCTCAACGTAGCCAGTCTGGAAACGGTCGGCGCTATGGAGACTGCGATCATTGTCCACAGCCACTTCGATCAGGCGTTGCTGCATGACGCCTTGATGACCGCGAAGAACGTTGTGGTGATTGTCGCTGAGCACAAGCACAATTCGGAGGTCAGCGAGCTGGAGTATACGCGCCAACGGTTTGACCTACACGAAATCGACTTCGCCTACTACAGGCTGGCGGAGAACCCGCGACGGGCCGATCCAGACATTGCTCACCTTGAGATTGAGCTGGATGCCTTGTGCGAGCAACTCAATGAGGTAGATGTATGCGCCAACCTGACTTCCACAACCGAGTCGTCGTCATTCGGAAAGCCATCGGGGATTTCACACCTGGCGAGCTAGTTCGGTGTGAGCGTGACGCAAAGCACGCCCTGATCTGGAAGAAAAACAAAGACACAGGGAAGCAGGTGAAGGAGACGCTCACCACTTCCCAATTCGTTGAGCACTGTTATGACGTTCCGCATTACGACTCCATCCTATCGGCGCTGCGAGCACATGCTGATACTTTCGGTATCATGTATTCTGTTGGCACTGGCACTTACCGCGTCGTTGGCTTTCGTTTTGGTGCTGCGTGTCGTGTCGCTGTTCCTGTCTTCGAAGGCGGGAAAGTGGTTAAGCAACGTTACGTCACGTCCACAAAGCACCTGAACATTGCCGCCAAGTCATTCGACCTGTGCGTGTACAAGCTGTTTGCACGCGCTGTCGTTGGTGACCTGTACGGCTATTACTACCACAAACAAGTCGAACGTCTCTACTGGGACGGGATCATTGGCGAGTTCAGAACGGAAGTGGTTGAACTCAAGACACTAAGGAAAACCTGAAATGGTGCGTACCTTGCTTCGGGCATTTCGGAAGCCCATCCCAACGCGCTCGCAACTCAACGATGTACTGGCAGCGTCGAAGGACGTCCTGCTTAACTGCGGTACCGAAGAAGCGGAGAAGACTATCCGTGCAGCGCTGCGTAAGTATCGCCTGCCGGGTCGGCCGAGCATCCGCTTCGTTCCGGGTCGCAACTGCTACCACGTGTCGCTGATCGCCAACGGGTTCAGCGGTGAAGCACGCATCGACGTGCCCAAGTCCGTAGGCGGATTGTAAGGAGAAACCATGTTCATTCTTTGCTTGAAAGACTGCACACCTTGGCCAGACAGCGGCAACGAAGTCACGTTCAAGGCAGGCACCGTCTTTGCCGTCAAATCCGTGAACGATGGTATCGCTAAAGTTCGTCAGTGGCCTGAAGACGCAACCTTCTTCGGTCGTGTTGCCAACCACGTGCTCGGGTCTATCGACTATGCCGATATGCCTGAGATACATCAATACATCTTCCGTCCAGAGCATGGACGCCAGACGTATGTAGCCCAGCATCATCGCTTGGTACCGTGGTTGCTACTGATGCAACGAATGCTAAGCAAGACGGTAATGCACGGTATCACCGTGACCCAAGTCACGCATGAGCACAGCAAACAACGCTGCTCGCTCCATGCGCTGGACGAATTCACCATCCGCAATATCACGCGACTGCCCAGAGGTAGTAAGCCTGAGTTTGAAGCTGTACTGTGGTCCAACGAACAGGCGTACACCATACGCTTCGATCATCCAAAAGAGATTCTCGGAGACCAATAGCCCAGTGACGGGCAGAACACGGAGGGGTTAGCAAATGCGTCACCTGATTGATCGCGTTGTTGAGTTAACCGATGGCCCCGTTGTACTGCACTCGCTGGCTGATAACAAGATGCTGGTTGTGCAGAAAGGGGATCAACTGATACTGGTCGACCTCAACCAAGAACTGCACGCCCAGTTGACCACCGTTGTGTTTCGGGTCAACGGTGAGGTGTACAAAACCGAAATGGACTTTCCAGACATTCTACTTACTGAGGTATAACATGAACCAGAACGCATCTACCCTGGGTTTCAGCGCGATTGCTCCAGACGCCGTACTGATGTTTGATCGCGAAGTGAGCTTGGGTGTAGTCCCTGCTGGCGTGCGAGTTGCAGCCCGCGAGGAAAGCGAAAACACCTACATGATTGTCTTCCGCTCCAAGGATGACGAAGAGTTGGCCGTTGCATCCGCAATCGACTTCTCCAACTCCGTGAAGGGATTCGACACTGAAATCCATCGCCACTTCGACGATCAGTATGCCTACGCCATTGTCATGGTGAGGCCTGTGAGGCTAAAATGAGCCAAGATAAAGTATACCCGTTCAACGACCAGCTCCACCCCGAAGGGTTGTTCGCGGGTGCGATGCTCCCGGCACTGCCACAGATTGCCGTTGCGCTGTCTGTCGGTAAAAGCAACATGGTGCCAATTCGCATTGACGAGGACGACGTCCTGCATCTGGGCATCTTCGCGCAGACCAAGACTAGCCCGATCACCGACATTGTGTTTCGCATCGAGGGTGATGCTGCACACGTCAAGGAAGCGCGTGAAGCAATCGGCTCGTTCGTGAAGTCGGTGGGCGAAAGCCTGCACGACAGCGACAAGCACCTGTGCGTTCGTGAGGTGCACAGCCGATATACCACCACGGTGTTCTACATCGTCCGCTTCTACTTCAACATCGACTTCGATTGTACCGAGCATCCCGAAATGCGACTCGGTGAAGAAACCAGACCGTACCTGTGCCCAGTGTGCGGTGCAATGCAAATCAGTGGCGTTCCACATATCGCAGGAGATAACCATGACTGAGCAAGTAGACAAACTGGCAGTGTTCGCAGGCAAGTACACCGAAGCGAAGTTTGGCGAGCTGGACATTCCGGTGTTCCCGCAGACCGAGCACATGAGCGTTGACTTGGTGAACTCCAAGAACGCCATCCAGCCACTGCGTTACAAGACTGGCGACATTGTGATTCAGGAGCTGCAGGGCGACGTTGCCGAGAAGCCTGTGTTCGACATGGTCTTCCAGTTGTTCGGCACGCCTGAGAACGTCGAAGCCAGCAAGAAAGCCATCGGTGACTGGGCAAAGGCCTGGGTGCCAACGCTCGAAGCTGCAAACGTGCATCTGGCACAGCGCTACCTGTACTCGGACAACCCGAAGTACAAGAAAGGTGGCGAGGAGTATGTTGAAGGCGGTGTGCTGCGCGTGCTCTGGATTCGCCTGTACAACAACGCCGACTTCGACTGCACCGAGCACCCTGAGTTCCTCGGCGGCGAACCTATCGGTATGTATCACTGCCCAGCCTGCAACGATATGCAGATGGCTGGCATGCCGCACGTCAAAGACGAGGAGTAACCCATGGCCGTCATCTTGTCTGACGCACAGATGGCGATTATCAAGAAGGCTCTCCGCAACGCTGACACGTACGGGCTTAGTCTCGCACGCCAAGCGTTGGAGAGCTTGACTGAACAATCGCTGGAAACGCGCGTGAAGGAACGGTTCGAAGGGTTGGACAACTACGTGGACGAGGATGAAATCCGCACCATGTCGTTCAACCTCAGTCAGATGGAGCAAGGTTTAGACGGTGCGCAAGCTATCGAGGTGATGCTGGAGCACGTCACACCGGGCGCGTACTCGCCACAAGTGTACAGCGAAGCATATCGCCGACGCGAAAAGGGTGAGCGCAAGTTTACCCTGCCCAACACAGACGAAGCCAAGAAACGTCGTGGTAGCGACGAAGAAATGGAATAGTGTGAAGTAGATAGACAGGAAGTTCTGGAGCTCGAACATGAAAGTACCACCGTCCTACTTGGCGTTGCTGGAAGACATTATCGCAACGTTACCCGTAGACCAAACGCAACCCACCCACTACTGGCTGTACCGCGGTCGAGACTGGCCTAAGCTCTCGAAGCAGTTCCGTGAGGCCGTCGTACAGCGCAAAGAGACGCTGACGGTCACGCTGAAAGAGTTTGCCAAGCAGTACAAGGCCTACGACGTCTGGAGCGCGTGGCATCCACTGTCTGGTCTGATCTGCGAAGGCCTGATCTACGATTCGCCAATCGACGTGTGCCACGGCCTGTTGAACGTCGAGTCGTATCAGGAAGTCGAGTACGAGGGTGTCACCCGTATCGCGTGCAAACCCAACAAGCCTGCGAAGGCTGGTGCCAAGTTGTTTAAGGCATTGAAGACACTGCAAGACGCTGAGGCCTCGCCTGTCGAGTTCAGTGACTTCGTGCTGTCCCACTTTGAAATCTGGCGAGGCATGGGGTCCTCAGTGATTCGAGGTGAGCGCACTGCCGTGATACCACCAAAGGTCTACGACACGGCGCTGGGGTTGTTTATCAGCACGCCAAGCGATAGACTGTACGAAATGCCGCAGAGCCTTGAACAGGTCACTGCAACCGCTTTGTCTTTCGCGTCCGAGATTGACGCATCCATCAAACGTAGCCGCAATACCACTGGGGAGTAACACCTTGAACCGTTCCGTCTATTCGTCTCGCACCGCTGACAAATTCGTCGTTCGCCTTCCTGATGGTATGCGTGAGCGTATCGCCGAAGTGGCACGCAATCATCACCGCAGCATGAACAGCGAAATCATCGCACGCCTGGAGCAAAGTCTCGTTCAGGAAGGTGCACTGGGCGACGAGCCGCAACTGCGCATGGATAGCCCAGAGCTGAGCCTGCATGAGCGCGAACTGCTCAAGTCCTTCCGTGCTCTGGACCCACGCAAGCAGAGCGCGCTCGTGGCACTGATCGCACCTGAGGGTGCAGTCGAGCGTGATTGACCGCATCAATATGCTGGCCGTGTACATGCGTATACGGCTAGAGGAACGACGCCAGCGTAAACAGCGTCGGCGCGCCAAACGTGCAAACAAAAAGGCTCAGTGACGGTTGTCATTGGGCCTTTCCTCTTAAGGAACTCGAACATGCAGATGAAGTACATCGTGGTGAGCGCTACCAATCGGGACCTTGAACAGGATTACGAACTGATCCTGTTGTTCCCGTGCGTCATTACCCACAAGAACTTCTTCGAGACCGTCTACCGTATGGGTCGCCAACGCCACGGTATGCGCATCGACGTGGAAGATGTTGTCAGTGCTGGATTCGTGCGCTTCGGCTCGGCAGGGCTTGAGTGCTACGGCGAGAGCGAATCACTCAACAAGAAATCGCGACCGATTGATACTGCCATTCTCCAGAACCAAAGCGAATACGCCCAGTCATCGCAGGTGAAATACCATGAACGTTTCCTCAGCTGAGATTATTTGGTGTATCGTGGCCTTTCTGTTCTGCCGCGCGTACATGCTCGCCACAACATGGATGCTGGTGTGCTCGACTGCTGGTGAACTGAGCCTGCACCGTATGGGTATCACGCAGGCGAACGCTCGCTATCTGAGCCTGTCGTACCTCGATTATGGCAAAGAGGTTTTACGGCACTTCTTCCTGCCACTCGCTGCATTCAGCCCAGTACGTGTCGGTGATGGTCGCTTGGTGGCGCACGGTCGCTGGGGCATGTACAAGTTTATGAAACTCCGCCACATCAAAGGTGACCCGATGGCAATCCCGTTCCGAGAGACAGTGCTACACGTCGGGTACCCAGAATTGCAAAAGATGCCGGGCGCGAAGCTCCGCATGATCGAAGACGGCTTCAAGGTAGAAGGATAAGCACCATGGCCAAGAAAAACCCACTCACCTCGTTGTTAGTAATGCTGCGCAAGCACTACACGAATTCTGTCCAGCTGGGCGTTGACGAGGACTTCATCTACTTCAACGACTCCAACGTGACGATCAAGGCGAATGCGCACGGCCGTGGTGGTGTGACGTTGCAACTGGGCAACATGGTGCGGCATCACCGCATCCCGACGTACATCCTGGCGTCGCTCACTGCAATGCGTATCATCGAAGCACAGCTCCGTATCCCGTCGGATCACAACCCAGGCACTCGACGTGAGGGCATGCTGCGTACCTATCTGGAAGCTGTTCGCGCAATCCCAGGGTACGAAAAGGTGAAAGCCAAGATCGACCACAAGCGCAATCCAGGCAACGACATTGTGCTGGACTTCACCTTCGATGGGCGTGCGCTGTTCCGTGTCGACGTTGGCCTGTTTTCGTCCGATCTGGGTCGCACGTGCGGTCAAGGTGCTGAGTGCGCCACGTTCTTCTGCAACAACTTCGGCACTGAGTTTCACACGCTGGAGGAGCTGCTCAAGCTGCTCACGGACGAATCGCGTCCAGCACCACGTGAAGTGGATGCACAGTACGATGGCAACCGCGTGTGCTTCCTTGCAGACTCGCACTTCGCCAGCTCGTTCATCTACCTGACGGCCCGAGGGTACCGCAACTTCAAGGCCCACAAGGTCGTTGTCGCTGGACGAGTGGACAGCAAAGAAACGGTGATCGCCAAGTTCCTGAACAGCGACACTGAACATACCGTGTACGTAGGAGAAGGAACCAATGACTTTTGAAGAACAGCTAGCCTACTTGCAAGAGCGCTTTCCCGACATAGAGTTTGAGGAAGGCGTGTTCGGCGACAAGCAAGTCGCGTACAAGAAGGGCTCGTACATCCGCTTTGAGGTGCTGCTCGGCAAGACCTTCAAACAGAAGACTGGCACTCCAGTGCTGGTGGTAGGTGTAGGTGCGCAAAGCAAACTGGCATCGCGCCAGAACTTCGACTCCTGGTTTGAGCGCATGGTGCAAGCCAACGCTGCGGTCCGCAAGACGCAATCGCACCAGCGTCAGGAAATCAACCAGTTCGTCGAGAACCTACGGGAGTCGGACGTCTTCGAGCCTGCAGAAGTCGAAATGACCATCGACGGCTTCGGTGACCATGCCAGCAACATCCCGCGCGTGGACGTGCGCTTCATCGGCGTGGAGACAGTGATCGCGTCGATTCGTTTCCTGCGCTACTCGCCTGCTGACCTGAACGGTGAAATCGAAGTGCTGTTCGGTGACGAGGTGTTTGAGTTTGACAGCGTGCCCAAGGTGCTCGACTTCTTCGGCGGCTGGGAAGTCTTCCGTCGCACGGACCGTCGCGTTGAAACTCACAAGGTGCAACTGCGCGCACACGGTCTTGGTACGATTGCCCTGGTACCGTACAAGGAACTCACCCTGTACGCACCGTACCTGCTGGTGATGCAAGCCAACGCATTCGCTGTCGAGCAAGCCAAGGTGACAGTAACTGCGGAAACCGAGAGCCCTTACGAGGGTGCGAACGTCACTGGCATCAACGGTGCACTGGCTGAAATCTTCACCCAAGAACAAACCCTTGCATACGTGTCGGCGGTAGTGGAACCGTCACTTCAATGGGACTACAGCTTCAAATAAGGAGAGACAAGTGGGAACTTACAACTACCTGCGTGGCGAAGCAACCATCAAGCCCGAACTTGTAGACGTGGTTAAGCAGATCGTCGAGCGCGAAGACTACTGGCACATGCTGCCTGTACCTGAGCACTTCAAACGCCTGCACGCTTTCCATCTGCTGTGCCTCGCCGACCGCCATCGCTTCGTTCCTGGGGCATTCAGCAACGGCAACAAACAGGCACCAAGCTGGGACGAGCCGATCAAGACGCACCTTGAGGGTAACAAGCTGGTCTTCGGCATGTGCTTCAAGAACTACGACAATACGCAGGAAGCGTTCGTTGCGCTGCTTCCGCATCTGGCTACTGACTGGTGGGCTGAACAGGACTGGAGCGACGCCAGCTACTTCATTCCAGACCGTGATCAACCAGAGCGCTACATGACGCGCTGGAACAGTCACGAAGAAGGCAAGGGCGCTCCAGCCATCGACGTCCAGTACGTGCTCAAGGAAGCCGAGCGCGAGATTGAAGAAATCGCTGAGGTACGCCTGAAGAAGTCGTGCGTCAACTACGAAGGTTGGACCGGCGAGAGTGCGCTGGCCATGGACGAAACGTACCTGCAGGATACGTGGCTACTGGGTATCGCACATTACTACGCCTCGCAGTTGAAGCAGAAAAAGCAGGAGCGCGAGGTCAGACGCCCAACGCCGCTCCTCGACTTGCTCAACGTCATGCCAGAAGCGCTGATGGGTCAGAACGTGCGGATTGAGCGTGCGTCGAATCCAACACCTCCGAATAACAAAGGCTTCGAGTTCAGGACCACGCCGGTTGCTACTTGGCCTAAGCCACACCCGCATCAGATCGCAGAAGGTGAGCGTATTCGCGCCATGTTCGGCGACAGCGATATTGGCATGAACCCGTTTAGCCGTACTGTCATTGTGACGGAGTGTCCAGTTGACGAAATGCGTCTCGGGAAGCTGAACCTTCCAGATCATCTGATTAGCGCGACCGAAATGCTCTCTGGTGGCATCAAGCCTGGGATGTTCTACAGCTTCTCCACGCCGCACTCGCCACGCCCGAGCATTGCCGAAACGTTCATGCGCAATGCAATGGGCGGCAAGTCCAACATAGCGCTGCGCTTGACACTGGCTCGCCTTGCCATCCTTGCAGAGGGTATGTCACCGCCAAAAGACGCTGAACCACAAAGTGGTGAGTCGCTGTTCGAGGCGCTGTTCGATTCATTCAGCAACAACCCGCCGAAGTTCTTCCTGGACTCGTACCCTGCAGGGTTGGGTAAGACAGGCACGGTGACTCGTGGTGTGCGTAGCTGGGCCGGTGAGCCAGGTCCTGCTGGTCCCGGTATCTGGAACATTGATACTGGAGCGCTACCACCTCCTGCAGGTGAAGACCCGAGCACCAAAGACAAGCTGCAAGGGCTTGCGTGGCAGCACCAGCAACGTGTCGAAGCGAAGGCGGCAGCTGCCAATCCAAAGTCGCGTCCATCCAAGCCCGGCGCCAAAGAAAAGCGTAAACAGCAGAAAGCAAGCCGCAAAAGGAACCGCTAATGAACAAGTTTACGCTGGATAGTTCGTACCATCCAGACCAGCCTGAGCACGTCAAGTCGCACGGGCACATCAGCTTTCAGGAAGACGTGAACGGTTACAATCTGTACCTGAGCCTGTGCGGTCGCCAGTCTGACGAAACCATGCCACGTGAAAGCCTCGTGGCGCTGCGCGATGCCATCAACGCTGAGCTGGGTGAAAACTCGTTTCAGGCCGAAGTTGGTGACTGGCTACTTCGTTGCTTCGGCAAGAAGATCGCCTTCGATGGGCAAGAGCGTAACCATCGCTTCCTCGAAGAGGCTTTGGAGCTTGTACAGGCCACAGGTTGCACCAAACAGGAAGCCAGCAATCTCGTTGACTATGTGTTCGGTCGCGACGTGGGTGAAGTCTCGCAGGAAGTCGGCGGCACCATGGTCACTCTCGCCGCGCTGTGCTACGCAATCGACGTTGACCTGCAAGCTGCCATGATGACTGAACTGGCGCGCATCAACCTGCCAGAAGTCTTGGTACGCATTCGCGAGAAGCAGAAACTCAAGCCGAGCATGAGTGCGCTGCCGGGCGTGTACCCAGACCGCAAGGAGACCGACAATGGCTAAGTCCCACGAGTTTTCCATGGAGTGCGTCAATGGCGGGCGTGGCAGTCACGGCACTGTCGGCCAGCTCGACGGCGGCTTCCGCTTCTACGTCTGCCTTGATGGTCAGTATGCCGACACCGTCATGCCACGTGCATCGCTGGTCGAAATGCGTGACGCGATCAACAAGGCGCTTGAGGAGACACCAGATGCCTAGGCGCTACTACAAAGGGCGCGTGAGCAAAGGCATGGCGTCGATCCCAGATGGCCCACGCTACTACATCTGGACGCGCTACGATGCAGAGCGCCAAGTGTACATCGCCACCTTCCCTGACTTAGTAAACGTGGCAAGTGCCGAAGGTGCGTCGATTACCGAAGCGTGCCTTGCTGTGCAGGCCAACTTCAACGCGCTGAACTACAACCCACCACGCCTTCCAAAGCAGCGCATGTACACTGACATGGTGAACAAGCCGGAATTCAAAGGCGGTAGCTGGAGCACGTACTATCCGAAGTTCTCTAGCGTGCGCTTGGGTGACATTGACTACTAGGAGTCTACATGGCAAAGATCACGCAGGAAGAAGCTGAGGCAATGCTCCAACGCAACAACATCGCAGTGACGGACGAGAATATCCGTTTGACCATGACGATGGTTGCGCTTGACATATCGGAAGACTTCCTCAAGGACTCGTTCAACGTGAGTCCTGAGGTGGCCGAAATGTTTGACAACCATACCCGCCTTCGCGAGGGTGCAAAGAAGTCATTGAAGTCATTCTCCACGCGCATCTTGGATGCACTGCTCGCATCTGGCAAGACGTTGTTGATTACCAACAGCCAGCGAGAAGGTGAGAAGCCTCGTGTCGATGTGGACTTGATTGACAAGGACACTGTGCGCAATATTCTCAGCATGGGACCAAAGCATTCGATAGGAGCGTTCCAGTATGATAGGTCCCGGATTGTTCGATTCAATGAACAAACTGGGGAGACTATCCCTAGTCAACATGAAGGTGGACCGTCCACCAAGCACTAGGAAGACAGTCACCATCTACATCGGTAGGCCCAGTGTGTTGCAGAACCGCTGGCCTACTCCGTATTACGGCACACGCAGCGAAGTATGCGACCGCTATGATCGCTGGCTGGAGAAGCGTGTTGCCAAGAACAATCGCCGCATCATGGCTGAACTTAATCGCATCGCCGATCTAGTCGAAACTGGTTATGATGTGGTGCTTGAGTGTTACTGCAAACCCAAACGCTGTCACGGTGATAGCGTCCTCAAACAAGTTCGCCTCATATTGAAGAACAGGAGTAAGCGATGAAAGAAGTATTTGTGGCAGCAGCCGCAGCACTGGTACTGGTCGGGTGTGAGCAACAGGACGAGCCGCCTACGCCTGAGGAAGAGGCGAAGTACCTTGAAGATCAGGCTGCATCCGCAACTCGACAGCAGATGGCTGCCGATCAGGAAGACCTGAAACAGACCGTTGCCGAACTGCGCAAGAAGGACCCGTCTGTCAAAGATGCCTACTTCACCTACAACGAAAAGGGTGAGAAGGAACTCAACATCGTGCGCGAAGAAGCCAACGGGTCGAGTTCCAGTTCCGTATGGCCACTGCTCGCTGGTGCAGCTACTGGCTACGCAGTCGCGTCGATGATGAACAATCGTGGTGGCTACAGCGGGTATGCGGCATCGAATCCTCCACGCTCCTACCAGTCGTATGCGGACGAGGATGATCGTCGCCGTCGTACAAACGCAGGTACCGCAGCGTACACGTCCACCATGATGAACAACAATCGTTCTGCGATCCGGTCGTCGCCAAGCTTCCGCAGCTCGGCTACAAAGGCAGTTATCTCCTCCCGCACTTCGGGAGTTTTCGCAGGTTCGACTGGCGCTCGTGGCGGCGCGCACGCAGTATCTTCTGGGAGCTAAGCAATGCGTATTCAGAATCACCCAATCAATCTGAACCTCGACACCTTGATGGACGAGGAGCTGCCGTGGACCCAGGCGTTCTATCGCGAGGCAAACAGCAACGAACTCAAACAGGACGTGCGCGAATACTTCCAGTACGCCACGGAGCACGCGCACAACATGCCGTTCTACGTCCTCCAGCAGTCGGCCTGCGCCAAAATCGAAACCATCTTCGAGCGCACCTACGCCTGTCTCCACGATGCAGTGGGTATGCTGTTCAAAGAGAACCGTGCGGTGATCGAGCGCTACATGGGCAGCGAACTTCTGGCCAAGCATCCTGAGTTCCTGGACTATGCGCGCTGGACCTATACGTCGCGCAGTTCGCACAAGCAACCAATCTACGGGCGCTTCGACGCGGCATTCGATCCTGCGACCAACGAAGTCACTGGCATCTACGAATTCAACGGCGACACTCCGACCATGCTGTTTGAGTCGGTGAACCTCCAGACGCTGCTGTGTAAGCAAGTGACCGGCGACGAAGAATGCCAGCTCAACAGCCTGTGGCCGCTGATGGACGAACTGTTCGGGCATCTTGGGCAAATCCCAGGGCACTCCGCAGTCGTCTTCCATCAAGACTCGTTCGAGGACATGGCGACGTGCGAAACCATCGCGCAGATCATGAGCCAGATCAACCCGAACGTGTTCTTCGTGGACATTAACGAGCTGGACTTCGATCACTCGGAACCGTCCAAGCCATTCGTCTTCGGCGACTATCGCCTGGACGCTGTATTCATCCTGCACCCGTGGGAAGAAATGGTCGAAGCTGCGCCGAGCGTATTCTCCAATTGGGGCAAGTGGTGCCAGAACGTCACCTTCTTCGAGCCTGCATGGCGCTGGTTCGCATCGAACAAAGGCATCTGGGCGTACATCACCGAGGTCATGAAGTTTGGCGGCCTGTCGCAGTACGCAGACCTGCCACTGCTCAAGACCTACATGGAGCCGTCGCCGTTCATCAACACGAACGCGCCGTATGTCTCGAAGCCCAATATGGGTCGCATGTCGGCTAACGTCACGATCCACACGCAAACCGGTGAAGCGTACACGTCGGAAGGTCCGTACGACGGCACTACCCGTGTCTACCAAGAGTTCTGCCCAGCGCATCAACTCAATGGACGCAACGACTTCATCATCGGTATGTTTGTCGTGCCTGACGAAGGCGGCGCCACTTGCACCGCAGCAACGCTGTGCATACGCGAGTTCAACGGCAAGGTGGTTGGCTGGCACAACGAACGCTGGATTCCCCACTATCTGGAGTAAGCGATGACCCGTATCTCATTGGCAAGCCTGCAACTCACTGGGCTCAACAAGCGCGAGTCTACCGATCTGGTGGCGGTGTTCAACCACGCGGACAACGACGTGTTCCAGACGTATGCCGCCTACAACTTCGTCAACACCGTAGACATTCGCGTGGCGATGAAGATGCGCTTCGATGCGTACATGACCAACAAGGCTGCGGAGCTCTGGAAGTCCGTAGAGGTCATCTGCGACGAACGCAACAACACGCCTGACAAGGTGGAAGAGAATCGGCTGGCAATCGACGTGCTTATCACGTGGCGCAATGGGCAGCACGCGCAACTGCACTACACCTACCACAAGTCGGAGTATGAGGACTTCGTGAAGAACTTCTCCACGAACATGCTCAACGACCTGGATGCGATTCACGCACGGGAGGGTGAATGAGTAACCTTCCCGCAGTTCGATCTGCCGTAGCCGAGCGTGCCAAGCCTCTTGCTGACCTGATCAAGGAGCTGCAGGAAGCGTCGAACGATCCGAAGCTGGAGGGTGAAATTCTCACCCACCTCGACTTCTTCATTCTCAACGTGCGTGCAGGTTGGCAGGGTCGACTCGGGATCACGGACGTCGTTAAACAAAACGACACCCTGTACTTCGGCAACGGTAAGCAGTACATTCCGCCACCAAAACGCGATCTAGACATTGCAATGGATAGTGGGTACTCGGAGCAACTGGCTCTCGACATACGCGGCTTCTTTGAAGGTGCGATGCGTGCGATGGACCAGTGGCCGTTCCGTGGCTGGTGGCCAAACACCATCAACTTCAACCATCACTCGCTTGATGGTTACGGTTGCGAAACCACTTGGACGTTCCCGCTCTTGGATTGCTCGCCCGCGTTTGATCGCCAGATGGGTCTGCTGTCGCTGATGATTAACGTCAGCCAAGATATGCAGGACCGCGTGGACGCACTGCTCGCACGCACGAAGGGCATGGAGCTCAGCGGGTTCGAGGCGAAGCTCCGTGAGGTGTGTCAGCACTTGAGCGAATTCTACTGGCACGTGCTCACCAACCCGTTCAGTCCGTGGCGCAACGATCCATTCGCGCAGCCGTATCGTTCGAGCACACAGCAAGAGAATGGCTTGCCACTACATCCAAGGGAGTTGGGCTATGAGGGGTAAAGTGACGGAAGTGAAGTATCCGTGCGTTATCAGCAACGGCATCCAGTGCAAGTGTGGCGGCTTGCTCTGGTCAGTCAACCGACTTGAGGACGAGTACGATCACGGCTGCGCAGAACTCGATGGGCCGTGTCCGAAGTGTAAAACAGAATACAAGAAGCCGCACTCTGTTATCCTTGCTGGCGGCGAGTGGCGTGACGACAAGCAAAAGGTTGAGTACCCAGAGCCGTCACCGCCTGCCGATCTTCGCAATGGTGTCCAAGTCAAAATGGCCCCACTGGAGGCATAATGCTTATCAACAACAACACGGGCGTCGCACTGACTTCCCGAGACCTGCAAGACTTCCACCCAGCCGAATTGCGCTATGTGTACGTGCTGGACGGTAGCAACTCTACGCGCAACAAGCTGGTGGAGCTGCGCAATCTGCCGTTCGACCTGCCTGAGATTCAGCGTCGCCAAATCCCGCACCCGCTGGATGCCCGCTACGGTGAAGTACCAGCAGACATTCTCGCGTTCGCTGCGACGGTTGAAGTGCCTGAGTTGGTTGACTTGAGCTGGATCGTGCTCGACACGGACAGCAATCGCGTCATCAAGGCGCCGGAGTTCAGTGCCGACTATGACACAGTGGTTGTCCAGCTGTACAACTTCGGCGTCGAGCGTCTGCCGATGACCGTAACCAACCTGATGAAGTTTATCGGCAACATCCGCAAGCGCTATCACAGTGCGCGGGAAGAGCTGATGAACACCTACGGGTTGGAAGTTGATCCGCTGACTACCAAGTTCAAGCAGGACAATGTTATCGCCATGTCGCTGGTGATCGAAGAAGACCTGCAGAAGCTCACGTGGGTCGAGAATCACCTCAAGCGTCTCAACAACAAGAACCCGAAGATCGCTTCGGCTGACGCGGTAGAGCGGGTACGGAAAGCCTACAAATGAGCAAAGCCAACTCACGGTTCAAAGACCGAATAGTCCTGTTTGCTGTGAGCCACACGTTCAAGCGGGTGTACATTCTGCGCAACGTCCCACGAAAGATTGCCCGACGTATGACGGACAATGCAGGCAACTCGGGGAAGATTTTGCTATGCCTGTACAACCAATGGTTGGATGCTGAGGAGCGCCGTGACGTTCAGTGCGTGCGCTTTGCCAATCTGCTGTCGAAAGACTTCTACCGCGCAATGTATCGCTACGTTGACCACGGCATTGAGCTAGAGTCGACCGACGAAGGCTTGGATAACTACCAAGTCGTTGGCGATTCGCGCGGTGTGTTGCAATACAAACGTGCGACCGGATGCTTCCTAGATTACATCAACGGTTGGAAGAACGGTCACGTCGAAAGGATTTGAGGCATGAATTTTAAGCGAACCGTCTACATTCTCGGAGCGATGCACTACGGCTTGGATACGCCGCAGCAAATTGCAGATCACTCCGGGCTGGAGCTTGTAGCAATCGACAGGTCCATTCGAGACCATGCGAAGAAGTTTGGCATTACCTTCGAAAAAGATTCCGGTACCAAGCTGCGCGCGACGTACCGTTACAGCGTGACCGACTGGGGTGCACTGAATCCTGACTGGGTACGCGACAACATGGACCGCATCGCGGTTGAACTTGACCTGCCGAATATGGGTGAACGGAAATGGAAATTCAATTAAGCGCCAACACGTGGATCGACAATGACGTACTCAACCTGAGCGATCATCAAGTGGTAGAGCTCCAGCGTATCGCGAGCCTGCCTGGGTTCAGTGGCTTGCTGGAACCCAACCTGAATCAGCGTCGTTCGCGTGGTCCTGTTGTCGTCACGTACCTCAACGGCAGCCGTCGTGTGCAGATGCTACTCGGCGTGTACCGCACAATGCCGTGGCCACAAGATCAGCAGTTCACGCAACTGCACCAACGTGACGTGGCGATCAGCGCGCAGAAGCTGGTTATCCTGAAGGCGCTCAAGTCTCCTTTCAATCAGGAGCTGGGCAACTCGCTGGAAGAAAGTACGGCGCGTGTACAGCGTGCGCTCCAGCAGGTCAACGCTATGGAGACGATCAGCCCACTGAACGCACTGGAGGTGGCTGCGGTGTTTATTCATCATGCCAACTTGAAGCTGGCGTTTAAGGTGGTCGAGGACATTGACGAACAAACAGGGGCGCGCCGACATGGATAAGATTGCTGGCGATACCGAGTTTGAACAGCACGCCCGTGACGTTCGCCAAGTTGAGTTCCTTGCGTACCAAGCAGCGCTGCTCTCCTACGAGGGTAACCTGCGCGAGACGCCTGCCGACACGTATCACCCGCTGCCGCCGCTTCCTCCCAAAGGCTTGCAGGATGCGCTGTTCACCATCAAGCAGTCTCAGGAGTACATCAGCAAGCAGTGGCGTGGTGGAAATGAAATCAACGGCGTTCCCACTCGACGTGATCTGTACCTTGAACTCTGGACGATGCTCGAACGTCACAAAGAACTGTTGGCGCGGGTTTGTGGTGTGAAGATGCCGCGCGTAGATGACGTGCATGGCTTCCTGCACACGCAGCGCAACCTAGACAGCAGCGAGTTGATCGCAGAACGTCTGGCCGAGTTTGGCAATCACCACTACCTGCACAAAGGTGACCTGTATGGTGATCTGCGCAGAGCCATCGAGGCAATCGACCCAGCCGCTCGCGTCACCATTCACGGCAAGACGCGAACCATGTGGGTGCAGACTGAGTACATCCTGCTAGCGATCGGGTACATCGGCGGTGGTTATGTGCTGGCTGCGGGCGCTGACATGGAGCTACCAGAGGGTGTGCAGCGCTTGAGCTACAAGACCTTGATCACGGAGTTTGCTGTCCGTGCTGAGGAGTGGAAGAACCGTGACGAAGATACGCCGCTGGATCGACTCCTGCGACGTGAATGACCAAAGGGCGTGTGAGGCTTCGGCTTCCGCGCCCTTTTTCGTTTGGCACTAATTTATACCCATAATTCCATCAACCGGAGCTTTGGGTAATGATCGCAGAAGCGCTGACACAAGAAGACCGCAACATTCTGAGCAAGATGCTGGAAGACATTAAAGCCATCAGCGTGGTCAAGGAGCCAGGGAAGTATTTCGCATTCCTGAAGACAGCCATCAAGGTAGCACAGCGTCGTGGTGCCAGTAGCTACGCGGATCGTTTCACCGACATGCTGCTGGGTGCGCAGCTCCAGTATCGGGCATACGAAAAGCGCCGTGACCAATATAACCAGATGAACAAATCAAAGGTGGCATGATGGAGAAGACGACCTACACGTCGATCACTAAGGATGACCTGAACATCCTGGAAGCCCAGATGGTCGAACTGTTTGGCTGCACTAAGCTCTGGCGTGGTGATGACGGCAAGCTGTTTGCAGAGGGTGGCGGGGACACGTGGTCGGGTGGGGAGTCGGACTTCAACTACGGGCTGCGCATTGCGAACAACCTGGGCTTTCGCCAGTATCAAGGGTCGAAGAACAACTGGGAGGCGCGAGTGGGCTTCGTACAGAAGTTTACCACTGGTACGGTGTGGGCTGATTTCAAAGAGACAAAGGGTTGCAAGGAAATGGGATACCACACGTATCTGCGGATTTTCAGCAACTAAAGGAAAAGGGAGCCTAGGCTCCCTTTTTCAGGTCTACGGATTAGCGCAGACGTTGGATGCGGTCTTGGTAGACCTTGATCTTGTGCCGAAGTTCCATGTTCTCGCGGGCATATTCCCACGCATGTTTCTCGCCAGCTTTCGACGCACGGGCCTTACCCTTCTCGCCAGTCTGGTCAGCAATGATCTTCTTGTTGTGCGCGATCTTCTTCTCCAGCTGCGCAACCATCGACTCTAGCTTGTGGATACGATCATCCGCAGCCTTGTCTCGGGTCTTCTTGTCAGTAGCTTTGCGCTTCTGTTTGGCGTAGATGGAGTTTGGATGGTCCTTGACGTACTTGTCCTGCTTGCTCTTGGTGAGCTTCGCAAACCAGTTGCCAATGTTGAGCGCCTCAGCGCGATTACGGGCCCGTCTCTTTGGACGAGTCTTGGAGCGGCGCATCGTGGCAGCCATGTTAACCTCGCTTGATCTTCGCTAACCTCTCAGGGAGTAGTTGTTTCACCCTGATCTTTTCTTCGTCGCTGTAGCCATTCCAGTCGCGCACTTCCGCGAGAGTTCGGCCACACCCTCTGCAATCCTCGTCACTCACACAATGGCTGCAACGGCCAACGCACGGACTTCCTGTGGGTGTATCACGATTTCCCATGATGCTCATGTTGCAACGATTCCCCATGCCATGATCAGGACTCTGATCGAAGCAGCAAGGCGAATGGACGTCCACGAACCTCCGAGCGCAATGGTACCAGTAGCGCCTCGCAGCGCATACCCTGAGCCACTGTTCATATTGAAACTGGAGTTCATGGTCGCCCATATCCTGTCGTAGACGTTTGCTTGTGCCGCAGCAACTGCGGTCACGCTGACGTGCATCGGTGCAGACGCAAACTTGGCAGCAGACCAGTCAACGGTGAAGTTGCCGTTGGTATCTGTCACCGCCTCGCCCATCCAGACTCGCAGCGAGCCTGATTTCAATGCACCGTCCTTCGTGTACACGGAGATACCAGGTAGAATCTCCTTGTTCGTAGGTACGATCACCTTGCCGTTGATCTTCATGCGTCACTCCTTGATCGGTTGTCCCTCGGCGAGTGTGTTGCTGATGAAGCGGCCGATGACCCGACTCACTACACCGACGACGTTATCCAGTGTGGTGTGTTTGAAGTGCTGCGCTTCGTGATTGCCGTGCATGTAGTCCCAATGGACAGTCACTTTCTCGGCAGTAGGGTGTTGGCCCCAGTCCTCGATGCGCAGACGCAAGGTGCGGTCATCACCCTGCTTGACGATCACGTTGACGGTGTTGTCGTCTGCGACGTCCACTTCACCAGCGTTGTCCACGATCACGGGCAGCGCACGCACGAACTGGGCGATGTTGTCCATGTTGCTGTTGGCTGCAAGGCCGAGCATACGCTCTTCCTTGAGAGCTTTCAGCATTGGACGAATCAACTTCGGTACGGTCTTCATGGCATCTTTGTACGAGAACCACTTGCGCTTGCGCAGATGCTTCTCAGGCCAGTCTTCTGTATCGCGAGTGTACAGCATACCGTACATCGTGACCTTCTGGTCCTTGCCCTGCTTCTTGTACTCGTACTTGCCAAGCGTGCTCAGGATGCGACCTGTAACACCCGCCTCTTCGTAGGTCTCCTTGAGCGCCGATTGCTGTGGCGTCAAGTCAGGCTCTACGCCACCCTTGGGGAATACCCAGTTCTTACCGTCGCTCGACTTGACCAGCAAGATTTCGTAGTCGAACTTGCGGTTGTAGCGGAAGACGACGCAACCACTCTGTTTACGCACAGCCATTTTCAGGCTCCTTCCAGGCTACTCGCGGAGCTTCACGCGACTCGCGGCGCTCTCGCAACTTGGTGAACAGATCCTCGAACATGCGGCGCACAGCAGCGAACGGGTCATTGTCACTGGCTTCGGCAGTCAGTGGCTCTGGCGCTCCTGCATTAGGCTCAGCGACAGGCGCTTCGACTGGGCACAGTTGTTCTTTCGGGTCGTGCCAGACACCTTCAGGATCGAGAATCCAGTTGTCTGGAATCACGATGCCACGATCGAGGTCTTCCAGTCGGCGATTGGCAACGCGAATCTGGTCGAGCGCCTTGTTGCGGCAGATACGCAGGGTGCGTTCCCACTCAGCGACGATATCCTCGTAGGTACTGACGAAAGTGCTGTCAATGTCCTTGACGGTGATGGCGTCGTAGAAGTATTTGCCAGTGATGTTCCCGTCGGTGTCCGACTCGGCGCACTGCAAGGCTAGATCGTAGGTGACCTTGGAGCCGCTGAACTGCACCTTGTCGATGCGACCCTTGAGCGCCATTGCGTCTGCTACTTCAGGACGCAGGTTCCACATATCGGGATAGAAGTAGACGATGGTGCCAATCGCGTAACGGCTCGGCAGTGCCGAAGCAATGGAGATAATCATGGGATCACCCTTGAGCAGGTACCAGGAAGTCTTCACGGCCGTCGCCGTAAGTCACGTAGAAGCCTTTGCGATTCAGCGGATGCTTGGAGATATACTCGGCATCCACGTCAACGAAGATTTCTTCGTCGTAGGCGCAGAAGATGCGATGACCTTCGATCTTGCCTACTGGGAAGATTTCCAGAATCTCGTCCTCGTGAGGCTCGGCTGCCTCGGTCTGGTCGAGGTAGGCGTTGGAAACAGTGACGCTGATCAGGTCAACCTGCTCGCCTTCTTGAACAGATTCCACATCGAGGTGTACTTCGATACCTTGGCGGGTAACGATCACGCTCTCACCACTTGGAGCGAGTGCAGCGTCCATGAACAGGTCGCGGACCTGCTGCATGTCTTCGATGGTTGGTTGCCAGTCTTCGTTACCTTCGACTGTTACGTGAAACACATCGCGTTTTTGCTGAGTCATGGTAATTCCTTGATTGAAGTTATGCAGCTTGAATGTCTGCTGTCTTTGTATTCGGGAACGCTCGACCAGTACCCCAAATCAAGCGGCAAGCGCCATTTTGTGCAGCAGTTCCAGGCCCAGAGGAGCCGGCGCCATAGTAAGGGCCTGGGGACGAACCTGGGACACCGTGATCAGACCTATTAAGCGGTACTCCATTTTCAGCCTTACCTTGCAATCCAACACCGCCACCTATGTAACTACTACCTCCGGACCCTGGCATTGACACACCAGTACCGCCACCGCTATCGACGTCTGGAGCACCACCTATATTCCATGAGTAATAACCAGAAGTACCGGAACCGCCGTTACCTCCTTTACCGCCGTTACCTGTGTAGCCTGCTGCTCCGCCGCCTCCGCCACTTGACGCATCATTCGGACCAGACCAAGAACCACCAAATCCACCATTACCACCGTTGCCACCACCTTTGTTTGTCAACGACACATGATGGGTGTAAGTACCTCCAAGGCCTCCAGGCCCACTGCCATTTGAAAACGACCCTGCGCGTCCATGGCGACCAGATGTTGCAGCCATAAGCACGACACCTTTGCGGGATACGCTAGTCACCACGGTGCTAACAGCATTGTATATGGCCGTAACTTGCGAGGCTTGACCGACCACGATATCAAGAACTTCGCCGGGTGTTACTGGAATTTCGTTGGCCCAGCATAAGGCACCACCGCCACCGCCACCACCCATGCGGCGACCATTTTCTCCGCTGCCTGCTCTACCGCCAGGGCCTACGCACACGGCACTAAGCATAGTGACCCCGTCGGGTACAACGAACTGTCGAGATTCGAGAATCGTGATCTGGCCAATTGGTTGTCTTGGGACCAAGCTGGGGGATTGTCTAGGAATTAGAGTCAGCATTGTACTTCCTGTGGGTGCCTTTAACACCCGTGCGTCGCATCTGCGAGGTGATCGCCGTAAGGAAGGCACCGTTCCAGACAGCTTTAGATCATGTTGCGTCAGTTTTCGATTACACGTTTGGTACTAGGCAGCTTCTGTAATGTCCGCTGTTCTGGTTTTAGGGAAGGCGCGACCTTTACCCCAGATGAATCGCACAGCGCCACCTTGAGCTTCCGCACCTCCAAAGAATGGACCCGGTGGGGAACCGTTAGCTTGCGCAGAGTATCCGGTGAAGCTGCCTTGACCGTTTGTTCCTTGGCCTTGCAAACCTACGCCTCCGCTGGCACTACCCTTGTTGGAGCCGCCGCCTCCACCTGCACCGACACCACCGCCGACCGAGCCATTAGCAAAGCCACCGTCACCCGCATATCCACCAGCGCCACCAGCTGAGGGTGGAGCGCTACCTGACGTCATACCGTTAGAGCCCGCGGCACCCTTACCACCACCCCACGTACCTGCAGGCAAAGTAGATGTGAACGTACCGCCAGCACCACCCGTTCGCTGGGGAGTGCCGCCATTGGCTGAGTTCCCATTGCCGCCATTCTTACCTGCACCAGCGCGCAGTATGACGGTGCCGTTGACTGCGATGGTCGTATCTGTCTGACTTCCAAGGGTACCAATCTTTACTTCGATGGTATCACCAGGGTTAACAGGTAAGGAGTTTGCCCAACATAGTGCACCGCCTCCACCAGCACCTGCGAAGTAGGTTACGCTGGGAAAACCAAAGACATAGTTGGCACCACGAGTACCACCTGATCCCACCGCTACGACGCAAAGATTCTCAGCTCCGTCTGGAACAGTGAAGGTTTGCGAAGAGGTCAGCGTCTGCTGTCCAACAACCGTCGATGGCATGCTTGACTTGACTGGGATTAGCGTGAGCATCCGTTCCTCACTTTTCGATTACACGTTTACGGTTGGAGAGCGTGCAGGAAACGCTGATCCAATGTTCCTTGTGCTGCAGGACGTCGAAGTCCTTGAGCGATTTGATGAACGCGAAGATGGCGTCGTTATCACCACGCAGGCATACAGCTTGCGCGGTGTAGTGCTGCTTCATCGCCAGATACTCTTGCCACTGCTGTTCGCGGATGGGCTTCTTGTTCTCGATACACCACATGGCGAACGCTTTGCGGCTGTACTCGCGCTCCAGGTTCTCGCAGCGATACCACGACGTGATGTACTGCGGCCCAAGCTCAGCCCACAAAGGCTCAAGCACTTTCTCGGCAAGCAAGGCCGCGTTGTCTGCGTAGTCCTGATTGGGTACGATGTTGTCGATGCCAAGGCGGAATGCCGTTTCGTCGAACTGGACGTCGTACATGGTGAAGCTCTTGCTGATCTGAATACGGTTGTCCATTACATCACCAGGAAAATGCCCATGAATATGATGACTGCCTTGTGGATCAGCAGCTCGGTTGTGAGTTCGCGGTACTGCTGGCGTCGCTGGTTCTCGGTGTCAGCGTAGCGCTCTGCGTAGTAGTTACCACGTTCCTCTTCCAGCTTGAGATTCTCCAGCATCAGGTTGCGCTGGGTCACCAAGCCGTTGTGCGCTGTGAGCAGTAACTGCAACGCTTCGGTGTTCTGCTTGGCTGCTTGCCGATAGGCATTCAGTTGGTTCATCCCAGCAGTGTCCAGAGTGGCGAAGCGCTCCTCGCCAATCGTCTGAATCTTGATCTGGGGCACCGCAGGTAGATCGACAGCTTTGGCGTTGAGACTGTCCACTGGAGCCAACGCGCTGTAGCGATCACTCTTGTCTGGCTGCACTTGGGTCATGCTGCACCCAGTGAGTACGCTCAAGGCGAGCACTGCCAATACCATTTTCATGTTCGTTACCTGTGCGAAAACCCGCAGCACGGTCAGCACTGCGGGTCCTGGTTATGCGCTTTTGGGCGCGTCGGGTAGTTGCTGGACGATTTCCTGCATCTTCGCCTCTTGCACTTGGATCGCAGCCTCTTGGCGAGCGATCACGTCAGCGGCAGCACCGGTCACAGGTACCTTGTTGAGCAAGTTGTCGCACGCAAAGCCAATGGCCATGTACGTCAGCTTGGACGACTCAGGGTCTGTGATGATGGTGAACGCAAACGCTGCAATCGTACCGATGATGGCAGTCTGCGAGCGCACTGGGTTTGTGGTCCAGTAAGCCAGCAGCCCGATATCGAGTTCACGACAGCGCTTTGCCCAGTTAATGAGAACGCCAATGACAACGCACAGGAAGTACGTCAGTGCCACGGCGGGTTCGACACCAAGTAGCCCTTTGACTGCCTCGGTTATCATGTTGTACGCTCCTACTTATCCTCGTTCCAGTTGCGCACAGCATCGTCCAAACTCTTGTCGGGAGTGACGGGCTTTGGAGCCAGGGTCTGTTCGATCTGCGTGTGTTGGTCCTTTATCACGACCTGCTGTTGCTCCAGGTCTTTGACGTTTTCATCCGCCTTGGTCATATCTGGTGGAGGTGGAGCAGTCACAGTTGAGCTACTACCACCCTTGGGAAAGGCGCGCACAACAACCGCTACTGCCACCCCGAGCAGCAAAGCTCCCAACCACTTGAGCCACTTCACGGAAGAAGTCAACGCACCTTTAACGTCCATAGCTATTCACCTTCTCGATAGTGCTGGTGAGACGCACGCTTGAGCACCCGATGGAGCCGGCGAGCCAGATCACCTTGGATTGCCCGAGATTGATCTTCAAACTCAGGTTCACGATCAGCTTCCTTCTTGCGCTTACCCTTGGGCAGTTGCTTCTGGAGCCGGGCTTTTACTGGTGGTAGAATATCGAAACTCACGTTCATGGCATACGTCCGAAAGGATAGTCCATAGCCAAGCATCTGACTATGGACTAAATTATTCAGCCTAGTTTGGACCGACCCTTTTGGGCAATGCGGAAATTGCGGAGTGAAATGTCGCTACTCCACACGACCTGACCACTACTCCCACCAAGACGACGGTTGAAGTACATGACAGAAGGGGTGTCCAGCTGAATGTCGATCGGGAACGCGAACTCGCCGATCATCACACCGTCAACCCAGCATTGCATCATACCGTTGTCACGGGTAATCTGCATTTTGTACCACTTGTTCATCTGCACTGGGAAGTCGTACAGGCGATAGAAAGTCGCGTTGCCTCCGTGGTCGGTTGACAAATAGAAGTAACCGTTCGTGGTGTTGTACTGCACTTCCCAGTTTACCAACTTGCCAGGAGCAGCCCAAGTACCCCAATATACCAAGGTAATCATGGACGTGCCCGCTTGAGACGCAGCCGTAGCGCAGTTGAATTCAATATCAACCGTGAAATCTGTGGTGCCGAACACCATAGAACTTGACGGTTGAATTGACAAATACGAACCTGCAGGTAAGCGGACGAAGCCGTCGTTGTAGACAGGAGAGCCGTACGCCGACACGAAGGTCTCCAACTTACCATTTGTTACCAGAGGAATCACGTCAGGAGTGATGAACTCCAAGACAGGACGCCAAAGTTGGCTGGCTACAGCGCCAGTGTTCGACGAGATACCAGCGATAGCGTTGTTGGTACCACGACATACACGCGATGTGGTTGTTGTTGACAGGTACTCTTGGCACCATGACCCAGGCACATCCAAACCCAGCTCTTCATTGGTGAAGGCAGCCCAACGAGTAGCTGCTGAGGCGCTCACACTCACGCGATTCATCAGCAACGTCCACTCAGATACAGACGCACCCGCAGCACCGTTGCCAGTGTAAGGGTTCTGACTTGCACCTGTGGGGAGGCGAACGCGGAAGTGCCCACCAGCAGTCGTGATGCGAGTAGTCTGCTGCACAGGGCTGGATGAAGGCAGCGGCTGTACGCCAGTACCCGTCTCCAGACCATAGACAGCACCTGCTTGGTAGAGCGCCTGCCACGAGATACCGGTGCGCAATGGCTTCTTCGGAATAAACAGGATCTTTCCGTCGAGAGCAAACTTCAACCATGTAGTGTCAGCATTGACGGGCGTACCTTCGGTGAGTCCGAGATACGTCGCAAGATCAACACCTTGCATGACCTCACTCATTGGCACTTCACCAAAGTAACCCTGGTTGAAGTTACCGGCGATTGGCTTCTGTGGACCTGGGCCGTTGTATGGCGTGCGCACGCGCGGCAGTGCTACACGCGGACGCCCGATGTTACCGTTGTAAAGCGCTTTCGCTGCGATGCGAATGTTGGTGACGTGCAGGGCGTCCGAGTTTGCCGGAAAGCTGTCCCAGTTGTCGCGCAGGCCCCGAACTGTCGAGTTGTTGATTATGGGCAGAGGAGCGTTCATCTGCCCAACAAGGTCACCGTCGAAGTACATGGAGACGATGTTACCGACCTTCTCTACTACGACATGGACGTCCGCACCGTACTTCGGAAGAAGCCTGTTTGCGTTGAACGCATACGTCGAAGTGCCAGAGTAAACATAGGCAAACTGGAGCTGCAACGCACCAGTGAAGAACAAGCACCACGAGTTACCGGCTTGCCCACCGTACGCCCACTGTGTGATAACGCCACACTGCCCGTTACCCATAGCTTGAGTGATGCGGAACTTGCACTCAATGGTAAAATCACCTGCACCAAAGTACGCCAATGGGGCCTCGAAGCGAGACGACGAAGGCTGCTGCGTGATGATGCGATTCCACTGCATCGCAGCGGTACCGGAGAGCGTGAAAGGCTCGCGGGTGATTTCGTTGATAAACTCGTTACGACGGAAGCTGGCCTGAAAAACAATGCCGCGCTGCTCTTCCTCAGTGTAAGTCTCATACACCAGAGCAGGCAGTTCTGTAGGTGGAGTGAATGGTCCGTTGTACGCGGACTTGCCACGCATCATACGGATGTTCCAGCGCTTACCGATGGCCCCGCGGCGAATGCTCATCATTTCGGTCGACAAGAAGCCTGCGGTACTGTGCGGACCTTGATACTTGATCTGACCGTTGACGTAGATAGTCAGCACACCGTTGACACGGCATGCAGCAATGTGCGCCTTGGGTTGCAGTAGCTCTGGAATGTTGGTGATGGTAGCGTCACCTGCACCACCACGATTACCTGTGGACGTCAGCAGGAAGTTGATGGCTTGTGCAGGCAGAACCGCGAAGTACATGGAGATATTGCCTTCACCGCCAGCACCGAGCATGTCCAAAGACAAGATGGTACCACCATACTGGCTGACCGAGGTGAACGCTACCCAGCTTTCGATGCTGAAATCTTCGTTCGCCTTGATGTACGGTGGAGGCATACCGTTGAGGGCAGCATCTGTGGTGTTGGTCATCAACAAGGTGCTGTCGCTGGTATCAATCGACGCACCACTGCCCAGGGTTAGCAGCGTCTCACTACCTTCATCCAGAGGCAATCCTTCCTTGAACGTAAGTTGTGACCAGACGTACTGATTGTTCGGAGGTGGCCCACCCGTGTTCCTTTCGATCGGCCAAAGAGAGTAGCGAGGTATGAGAGACAGCATAGGTGGGTTCTCTTAGAGTCGAATAATGGTATCCGGTCAGATGACGTGGGGCTCGTCCTTGAGCCGTGGATTGTCCTTACACGAAGTCGAAGGACACCATGCGCCCTTCTTGCAGCGTACCCCAGAACGAAGCAGCTCCGCTCCAGTACACGGACGTGCCTGTACCCATTGAAGCCAGCGGGGTTGTGAAACCGCTGTATGGCTGACCACTTAGGTTACCGAACCGCGTACCGTTTATCTCCAGCGTCTCCGTCCACAGAGGGATATCCGGAGTTGGTGTGATGTTCGTCACCTCCCAGCCAATAATCATGTAGTTATTGCGGTCAATGAACAGGCCTTTGATGCGGCGCACGACTCCGCCAACCTGCCAGAGCTTCTGCGAGCAACTGCCCAACGAAATCCAGCCGACTTGAGACGTGTAGTCGCTGTTCTCCATGTAACCGTAGAGCGTACCGACACCACCTTGATGGAACCCGAGAGTGATGTGAGGCTTGGGCTTACGCACTCGTGGATACTGCGGGAACTTAGGCACGTTGCCTTTGTACTGCGACACCTTAGAGCAACGCAGATCACGCAAGACTCCAGCGTAGGAGCTAATGTCACCGCGCTGAATTGCTATAGGCGATTGTCCAAAGTTGCCAGCGTAGGTTGCAGTAGCACTCGGCACACCATCGACATACAGCGTGATGGTAGACCCGACGCGTTCAACAACCACGTAGTATTCCACACCAGCGACAGCCGTGATCGTTGACTCCAGCACGACCAGATCAGTCAGCGCAGCACCAGTCTTCGACAACACAGCGCCAATGTGACCGTTCATGATGCGGAAGTGCCACGAGTTGTCACTGCGCGAGTTCAGGAACTGACCGATGACGGAGCATGGATTGGCTGCAATGGTGTTGAACAACATGCGGCATTCAATCGTGAAGTCGGCTGCCATGAATGGCGGCGTAGTCTTCGAGAACTGGAATCCACCGCCGTTTGGAATCTGCAACTGGTTGTTGATTATCACTGCACTTCCCGAGACAGCAACATACGCCGAGGAGATTTGCTCGATCGGGTTGCTGCCGTTGAACTGCGCAACGACGTTTGCCTGATCGCTCTCGGAGTAGCGACGATCTGGGAACGCTGGGAAGCCGTTGAGCAGCACAGGCTTCCCGTTGTACATTGCCTTGTCAGCAATGCGAATGTCCCACATCTGTCCGGTACCAGCCCAGAAGTTACCTGCGGCCGACGAGTTGGAGATTGTACGAGGCATACTACCGCGAATCGGGTACGGGATATTGGCAGACGTGGAGTCTAGCAGCACGCCTGTGTACGCATCCAGCAGGTAGATCGTAATGACACCACTAACACGCTCAACGATGATCTTGTAAGACAGACCATTGGTTAGCGCCAGCTTCGAGATAACGTAGGTTGCGCTGGAGCCAGCCGCGTTCTGCGCGATGCCAAAGTATACCTTGCGGTCATTACCGATGCTGAATGCCCAACGGTTACGTTCGTCCGTTGCTGTACCGTAGTACCACTCAGCAATCAGGATGCCTCCGTTTGCATTTGTTGCCGTAACGAGCAGCGACGCTTCTAGCGTGAAGTCTCCAGCACCCCATGGGTCAATCTGCATCTGATAGCAGTTAGCAGTCGCCGACTGTGTGCCACCGAAGTAGATACGACCACGGCGCACGTAGCAGTTGGCGTAACCCAAGAAGGTCAGCGCACGTCCAGATGCAACGTTGTGATTGGAGTCTCGACGCATATCGAACTGGCAGCGGATAGCAGCCGCATCTTCATCCGAGTAGACAGTGCGAACGTGCTCCATAGGTGCCAAATCAGGCGTGAAGCTCTCGGTGTGTCGGCAGATGCCGCGGTCGATGTAGAAGTTGCGACGCCAGCCGTTGAAGCCGTTGCTGGAGCCAGTCATACCCAGGCTCAAGCCTTTGACTGCTGCCTGCTGCGCCTGACTTGCACCAGTGTCAATCGCGTTGATGGTCTGCTTGACACCGTTGTAGAAGATGTACAGAACACCGTTCTTGCGACCCAACTCAATGTGGAAGTCCACGTTGGCAGCCAGTGTCAGAACGCCTGATGGGATCACTGCAACTTGGGTCCCGTCTGCCTTATAGAACCGGAACAGGAAGTTCTGGAAATTGGTAGCCCAGTTGCAGTACCAAGTACCACGTCCACCTTGCGCATCACCCGAGAAGATGTGCAGGTCTTTACCCACGTTTGCCGCAAGCTGGGTCGCAGGCGTGAGCGTGATACCCACAGTGAAGTCTTCGGTGCCATCGAACAACACCATGTCGTCTTCGTACAGACCTTGGCCGTCGGACGTTGTACGCATACGCTGATTGGCAAGCGTAGGCATTGTGTTCCACGACGTCATGAATTTCTCGGTCACGTCGTCGATGTGCTCATTGTCCTTGAACGACACAAGACGCCAGCGGTACGCATCGCCGATGGTGTTGATAACGCGCTCGCGGGTACTCACGGTGTTGAACGCTGATCCTGCCGTGTACGCAAGACCCCACGTGGTCCAGTCCGTCGAGGTGAAGATTTTGGTACCGCCAACGATGAACGAGTTCTTGTCGTAGGAGCTAATGTCCGAGAGCTTTTGCCCAGCACCGCCAAACATGGTGGTCGTGTTCGGCAGCGTTTGCCAGTTGTCACCATCGACACCGAAGAAGATCGTTGGGCCGCTGCCGGTATTACCTACAGCATAGAACGCATTGCTGTTGGCGTTGTAGCTCATACCGCCATCAACCATGTCTTCGTTGCTGCCGCCGTTACGTGTCTTCGTCCAGACGCCGTCTTTCTTGCGGTTGATCGACGCACCTTGTTGCAGCGAAGCTAGGGTAGTTGCACTGCCTGCGATGGCCGACTGGACAATGTAGGTCGAACCCGAGACAGCGTTCTCGTTGACAGCCACGTAGCCCGTACCGTTCCAGTTGAACACGGTGTAACCCGCACCCGATGCGCCACCGTTCTGGTAAATCTTGCCGTCAGCATCCCAGCGACGCGCACGCCGCTTGAAGTAGTTGGTGTGCATAGAGGAAGCGTTGATGCGCGTCCACGTAGCGCCGTTGTCCGTAGTGTAGATACACATACGGTTATTGGTGATGACTAGAAAACGACCAGCGTCATATACAATCGACGCTTGTGCCATTGGCACGTTAGTTATGATATCCGTAGAGACCGTGAGCTTAGTCCACGTCACGCCGTCGTCAGTAGACTTCAGGATCGTGGAACTTGCGCCGACAATCATCCAGACGCCACCACCATATGCTGCCATGTGCAGTTCAGTAGTGACACCAGACGCGGGTTCCGTCCATGTAACGCCGTCGGTAGTACGAGCGATCAGGCCATTAGCACCGACTGCGATTGTAGTGAATCCTTTCTGGGTCTTCAAAGGTCTGGCGATTGGCCAGAGTGAAAACTTAGGGATGAGTGAGAGCATAAGCACCTACTTGCATGGATTGGTGCGTTGTTGGGATTGACCATTACGCAGTGTTGAAATTACACCACCTGCTTGAACTTAGGGAAAGACCCATGTGGTAATACGGCACCGCACACAACCAAGAATGTGATCTTCAAGTAGTGCAGACTCCAAATCCGCAGTTCAAACGTTCTCCGGTCTAGTTACAAGACAGGGCGCGAAGCGTGGTACAAATATCGGCAGTGTGATTACCTACTATGCTTGGATTAATTCTATGGTGTAGGTCTCACCGTCAACGAAGTCAGCGAGTGTGTTCCACCAACTGTATATGGTATTACCTAGACCGACCTGCGCAGTAATTGTTGAATTAAGGTCGAAATAGAACCATTTACCATTTGCCTTGATCCCTTTGTACTTAGCACGAATATCCGCGTGCGCTCCTGTGATTTCTATGGAGAATCCGTTATACCCGTTGTTACCTGAGGCCTGTATCCAATCACAGCAAATCCGAACACCTTCACCTGTCGTGTTTTGAATCGTACCCGCGTTACCTGCAAGCCCATAACTGCCGTTTGTGTTGTCCACATAACCAGTTGAGCCCAAGTTAGCGTCACTGCCGACTTGCCTGCCTGCAGTAATGGTGAAGGCTTTTGCGATTTTCTCCTCAACCTTCCAGATGTTGGTCTTGGTAGTTGAGTTGGCAGTAAACAGGCTATGCGTGACAAAGTGCTGCGATCCCCAGCGGTAACCCGCTTGGAAAATACCAGAGAGCTTGTCGATGGTCTTCCAGTTCTTTACCGAGAGGTCATCAAGTAGCGCCTTGATTTTGGCTACATAGGCTGTTACCTGCGCTTGTGTCGCGTTAGGATCGTCAGGTTGCGGCGCGAGTGAGGCGATCATCAGGGTGTTGTTTTTCACGAGGAACAGATACTTGTCAACGTGGGCGATGGATTGGACTCCATATGGTCGCATGTCCAACAGGCCTGCAGTCTGACCCTGAGTGGGGCCTACATACAGCAGCATCTGCTGGTTTGTGCTCTGGAACCCATAGAACACGTTATACCCGAAATACACGTAACGGGCATTTGAGGTCACACCCATACTTGGACCCAGCCCACCGTACTGAATAAACGTTGGGAAGTTCCAGCAGACGAACACGTTGCTGCCAGATGCTGACCAGGATGTGGAGCCGACTAAGGCATTCTTGCTCTTACCCCAGTAGTACGGGTCGACTGCGGGCGGTGAAGCGGTAGACTTGACCGTCGCCGTGCCTGACATATCTTTGGAGTTCGGCCGTGCCTCATAAGCGTTCTGGCTAGATCGGATGATCTGGTAGACCAACTCATTTTTGAAGGCGGTTAGTGAGCCGTGTCCGTACGTACTACCTGCCATCTTGGTAGTGAAGGTCTTACCGTCTGTGGCTAGCTGGGAGATACTCGCAACGGATCGGCTCGATACCAACTTGTCCCCGACAGCGTAGAGTGACGGATAGGGAACACCAGTGTTGAAGTTTGTGGATTCAAATTGGAAGTTCGGGTCAATTCGCTCCACTGGTTGGTTAGGCGTATAGAACACATTGGGATCGTGGTGAAGCTGATAGTTCATACCAAGATCGCTGATCCTAGCCTTTGTGTACGTGCCGAGAAGTGATACGTCTTGCCCAAGTCGATCTTTGGGCCAGAGAGCAAAGCGAGGTACTAGGCTAAGCATGTTTTTGTCCCTAAATGAAAAAGGGTCGGCAGCCGTGAGACTACCAACCCTGGTATTACGCTGCGGCTGTGACGTAGCAGCAGGCTGGCTCACTTACTTGTCCATAAGCATTGACCATTCGGTAGCTGAACGAGTCATTGCCCGTGAAGCCATTACTGACATACGACATACGCCGACCATCGTTGCTCACACGCGCTACACCATTCTGTGGTTGCCCCAAAATCTGAGGCCAGAACGGTATGGACGTGACGAACGAGTTACCTTCTGCCTGTACCATGTTGCTGGTGACGTTGATCGTGGTGTCTTCAAACGGAAGGATTTCCGAGTAGACGCGCACAATGTAGTCCCCAGGTTCCCGTACAACCAGCTTCCCATCCTCGAAGTAATACTCAGGGAAGAATCCCTCTTCGCGGTTGAGCGTGATCCCGTCAAGCGTGAACACGTCGAACATATTGCGGTTGATCGGTACCATGACCAGATAGTCGGTGAACGACGTGTCCTGATAGCTGACACTGCGCGCCTTTACAAGCCCGCGCAGATTTGCCGTGATGGGTTTGGCGTAGCGGAATTGACTTTGAGTAATCATCAGCCACCTCTCACATAGCCGAAACGTTTCTTGAACTCAGGCTGCGTGACAGGGCACGACGCGGCGACAGCTACTGGCAAGGTGACGAAAATCCACTTGCCGTCGATCTGACGATACTCCACTTCCAGCTCAAGTCCCAACGTGGCGACGTAAGCCTCAGCCTGTGCTTGTGTTGCAAACACACCGCGCGATTCGTCGGCCATGGTGTAGCTATTACGCTTCGGCGTCTCGAACGACGGTGCGGCTTTGGCCACTTCCTTGATCGAAGACACGTTGCGCACGTAAGCCATGGGTTGCTCAGAACGAGTGAGCGCTTGACGCCGCTCATACGCAGTGTTTACACCATAGGCAACACGAGGCGGACGCATAACGAAGCTCAGCGACACCTCGATGCGCTTGTTGTTCGGACGCAGACCCTCGATGAAAGGCATCGGAGAGAACGCCTGACCAAGCGTGTGATGACGCTGGTAGATCGCATCAACAAAACTCACTGGGTAGCGGTAGAACTTGTCCACACCCATAGTGAATTGCCACGCACGGCTCACTTGAGGCTGTTCCCAAACAGTATCCAGATACATCGGAGCGTTCAGGTGATCCAGCTTGATCTCCATGTCGCGGTACATCGGAGCCTTGGCGGCATAGCGATAGTACGCAAGCGGGCGATACCGTGGAGTGCTCAGCGGAGTCTGCTTGTACGTCAATGGTGAATACTGCGGCGCGTTCAGGTGATTAAGCCTGAAGTTGTCCTTCACGTCGATCTGTACCAGCTTGACTGTAGCCACATCGCGGCTGAACTCAGACGGTGTGTATACCGTCTTGCCGAGGTAGGAGCGGTTGGCGTCCCAGGCACTGAACAGGATCAGCTTGTCCCAATGCGTGCGCTGGGCTTCGGCTTCTGCCTGCACCTTAAGCACTGTCTGGGAAGGTAGGCGATCCGCGGTCTGGAGTTGCGACTTGGCAAATTGCGACTTGGTAAGTACCGGTGACGGCACAGCGTTGAGCTTGATGATGCGAGTCTTGTCGCACACTGGCGAGTACCCATCAGCGCTCAGCACTGTAGGTTGCGTGCTTACATCAGGCTCGTCGGCAGTCCAGCTCTGCACCGAGTTGCTATCGTACCAATCACCGACAAGCGGCTCATTACTCACACGCTCTGGCGGCTCGTACACAACGGTCAAACCACGAGGCACATCGACCACGTTCTCTTCCCAGACCAATGCGCCGTTAAGCTGCATCATCAGGATTGTCCACGTCGCCACAGGCTTGTCGTACACGGTGTTGATGGTGTACGCAATACGCTGCGCCAAGAGGCTTACTGGAGTGGCGTGAACCACAACAATGTCACCGTTCTTGATCGTGCCTGTCTTACCGAAGTCACCCCCGTTGACGCTGAACTCGATGATGGATTCATCGGTGTCAATGTCCACGCTGAACCCGTCAGTCATACCTTCGACAGCGAAGAGGTCCTCGTATTGCACGCGCGGCAGAGCATCGTTCACTTGGTCAAGCGTGCTCAACGTTGGGAACAGCTTCGGCTCGGTGCGCAACTGGAACGTGGTTGCCCGACGGCCCATGAACGTGACCGCTTGCGCATCGTAGTACGACGCCCGTGCCGGTACGCTGATCTTTACCACGTCGTCTTTCTTCAGGTAACCCGAAGTCCACGGAAGACCGTTGACCGTGACCGTCGCGTTCGTGGTGCCAAGCTTGACAAACTCTGGGCGAACCCAGTTGACTGTCCACGTGTACTCATACGCGGCGTTGTACGGCACGTTCTCCACGATGGTCTGCACAGGGCTGACGTTCGCTTCCGCAGAGGTGACGTCCGCAGCATCCGAATACAGGTCGGTGACAACAACCTCGCCCATGTAAGCAGCACCAGCCGACCGCACAGTGGTAGCGACGTCGGTCGCATTACCAAGTGTTTGGTCATACTTGATGATGCCAGTGGTGTCGAGGAAGGACACGTAGATTTCACTGCGGTAGACCACTACGTCCAGAGGAACCTTGGAGTAGTAGACCGTCTTCTCCAGTGCCTTGGAGTTGCGGTTGATAAGCAGCAAACAACGGTTCGTTGCGTCAACCGCATAGACGTATACATCGTTCAGGTCCATGTCGAAGTACAAACCTGGGCGAGCCAGAATCTGCGTCACGGTGAACGAACCTGCAACCCGCGCAACTGTGGTGATACCCGAAGCCATGCCCAGATAGAGCAGGCCAGAGTTGTCGCACACAATCGAGGTCAATCCAGTGAACGTGCCAGTCTGGGTATACAGCAGCGCGCCCGCGTTGCTCCAGACTTCGATACGGTCAGCGAAGCCGATGACAATGTTGCCTTCCATGTCGCCAGTGGCAGCCAGAGGCGTACCAGTCAGCGTGTAGGACGAGTCAACGGCGAACAGGTTGGTGAGTTTGTACAGCTTGCCAGCAGTGACCACCCAAGGCACGGCAGCAACGTTGTCAGCTTCGCTCCAGATAGGAGAAAAGGTGATCGCGACAGGTGTTTCCGCAAAGGTGAGTTTCTTCACCTCGTCGGCAGTGTTGAAGAACCAGATTTCCTTCTTGGCGTAGTCGATGGATGCGACTGCATCGGCAACGGTGAAGGTTCCGGTGGCTGCGTAGGACAGTTGCTTGCTCGACCCTGGCTTGTACAGCTTGCCATAGGTAGAGCCGGTGATCGCCTTGTACGCCTGGGTAGTGACGTAACGCAGAGTCTTTGGCAGGTCAACGAACCAGAGGTAAGTCTTCCCGGCGAGAACCACGCTAATCTCGGCGTATGCAGTCACGGTAGTCGTGAGACGTGCCGTGTCACCTTTCGTAACCTGAATGTCCGTATTCGCAGCGTAGTCTTGGCCCTTGTACGTGACCACGCAACCCGCTTTCAGAACACCAGTGGCGTCTAGGGTTACGTCTACGTAGGTTGAGCCAGAAGCCAAGCTAACTGGAATAAACATGGGCGGCTCCGTGGAAACGAAAAAGGGAGCTAAAGATAGTCTTTAGCCCCCAGTGAATGCCGAATTAGACGGCTTCAGGTACACCGCCACCCGACACGAGGAGCAGCAGACGCATGCCGGCGTTGTTCGGCTTGTTGGCCTTCATCGCGCGGTAGATACGATCCGAAGTCTCACCGTAGACGCGAACCGGGATTTCCGATTCTTCGCCGATCACGTCAGCCGAGGTGTACGCGAACAGGTCGAGTTCCTCGGTGTAAGCGTAACGGTCGGTGTTCAGACGGTTCGGGAAGGTCACCAGGTACTTGTTACCCTTGGCGATTGCAACCTGATCCTGACTGTTCAGGATCGCCGCGCTGTTCACCGAGTCGGCGTCAGCCGGCTTGCTGATGGATGGACGGAAGACGTCCTTCTCGTTGACAACGAACTTCATCGGGCCCGAGGTATCGCACTCGTAGACCACGAAGATCGGCGAGTTGTCGGTGATCAGGGCGACACCGGTGTCCTTGTTCACAGGAACTTGGACGTTGAAGAAGCTGTAACGCGGGTTGGCGTCGGAAGCATCTTCCCAGACGAACAGGGTGATACCGCGTGGGGTGGCTACCAGCAGGTAGGACAGGGTAGTACCCAGGTCGTAGCCGCTGTTCTGCACGTCACGGTTGATGAAGGTGTCGCCGATCACAGGCTGCGGTTTGGTCCAGGAAGTACCCAGCTGACCCATGACACGAGTACCATTGATATCTACGCCCGAACCTGGGAACGAGGTGACGGCACCCGCAGTGGTGATCTGCTGTGGGTTGGCAATTGCCATCTTGATCTTGCCCGCACCAGCAGTAGCGCCCGACAGGTCGAGCAGCAGACGCCATGGTTGGGTTTCGTTCAGTGGGTTGACGCCCGCCGAAGAGTCGAAGACGAACTTGCCTGCACCACTGGTGACAGAGAAGTTCTGGCCCGAAGCCGGCAGAACCTGAGTCAGACCCGCGCTTTTCAGGTCGGCGAACAGTGCGGTCGCGAACTGATCGAGACCTTGCAGTTTGGACTTCTTGTAAATCTTACCAGCCATGTTGTTTCTCCGTTACACTGATAGGTAACCACACAAGGTGATCGAAATGTCCGCAATCGTGGAATCCACGAGGTCCGGAGCTGTGATGATGAGGATGTCGCCACGCTCAACCCGAATTGGGTCGGTCGTAGCAGGAACAAACTCAGCTTCTTCCACGAAGGCTTTAAAGCGGATAGTGCCTACGGGGATAAACTCCGATTTGCGCGTGATGCCGACGCTAAAGTCTTGCTGCGAACCAGAGGCTTGCAGCGCATACGCAATGGCACCAGCCAGCGATCCTTGCAGATAGAAAGTCCTGGAAGCGACCACATACAGCACTTTGGCAGAAGGGTCAGGCTTACCGAGTACAGTACCCGACAAGTCGTAGGACAACGCGCTGTGCGCAGGGTTGCGAAGATTCCAACCCTGATGGAACTCGTAGATTCCCGGGATGAAGTTTCCCGAGACTTCCGTGAGTTCCCACAGCGAGCCGTCTGTAGGACTCGAAGGGAACTGAGGCCCTCGGCGCGCATCGTCGAGCATCTGAATAGAGAGGCCCGAACCGGCGACAAGTTGCAATCCGTCAGCGATCATTAGGCTACTCCTGCTCGGCCCGCACGCGGGACTGACCACTCGATGTGACACTCAGTCAGAGATACAGGCTTGACAGCCTTCGGCAGGATCTTTTGAACCACGCCGTCAATCTCCACATACGCATCCACCACTGGGGCTCTGGTGAATAAATTATGCCGAACAATCCAGGTGGAAGCCGGCTCTAGTTGCTGGTGCTCGTAACGGACACTCATATGCACCGCGCCTTGCCCGTGACTGGGCTATTGAAAGTTGCGGTTGCAGAGAGCATATCCTCCGAGTGAACAAGCGTCACTGGTTGGATTTCCATGTTCCCGACGAAGCAGCGGATGATCGGCGTATAGCCCAGCTGGTGGTTGATGACCCACACTTGCTGATCCTGGAAGTTCTGCTCGTATGCGACTTGCGCACGCGGCAGTCCTTCGGTGGCACCCATGATGAGGATGGCACGACCTGCTTGCGGTTGAGCGAAGCTGATTGTGGCGTGGTTGAATTTGAAGTCAACCTCGTCGAACTCAATCGCCTTGTTGTCACCGCTGACTACCTGAACGATACACCCTGCGGTCTGCAGGGCGTGGTCGATTTCCCAAGTGGCCGAAGCTACAAACTGGTCATGGACGTGAGTCTGTAGTTCGGTACTCATAGGCAGCCAAGCTGGCACGCCATTCGCAATCTCCAAGCAGATAAAAATCCGCCGGTTCATGAAAATGAACGTGCCCGGTTTCGGTTCAGACGGCCAAGATTCAACGGGTTCCAACGTTACGTTCTTCAGGAGGTTGCCCTGAAGATCGAAGTGGCCGTTGATTTTCATGAAGCCTCCTGATTATGCCGCTACCTTCTTGCCGTTGATAACGATGTACACCTTCTGAGCAACGGCCAGAGTGACGACCAGGTTGTTGGCGTCAGTCAGGGTAACGTTGTCAGGCAGAATCTGCGTGAAGGTTTCGTCGTATACAGCGACAGTTGCCCAACGGTAGTTCAGACCGTGGTTGATGCTGTAGGTGTCCTGTGCAGCACCAGTGGTGCCGTCGAACACTACTTGACTTGCACCGGCGCCAGCTTCCAGCGTGTCGATGCGGTCAGCCAGAGGGCCAGTGATATCGGTCACCGACTTACGGTTCGCGATGCTGTTGTCGCCAGCCGGAGCAGGAACAGTGACGTCGCCAGTAACAGCGCCGCCTTCTGCAAGGCTCAGGTAGGTATCGCTCAGGTCACCAACTTTCAGACCAGCAGCACCCAGCGACAGGGTAGCGCCGTCGAGCTTGACGCTCAGCGCAGTACCGGCACCGCCTTGCAGACCGTTACCCAGTGCAGCGGCAGCGATGGTACGAGCAGTCACGCCTTCGTCAGCGATGGACACACCGTCAGCCGAAACGGCCAGGCCGCTGGAGGCTTTCAGTTTCAGTGCCAGCACAGCGTCTTCTTCGGTCGAAGCAGCGCCAGAGGTCGGATCAACCAGAGCCAGACCGCCAGTAGTACCAACGTCGATACCGACTTCGCCATCAGGCAGGTTGGTCACACCAGCACCGAACTTGACGCTGATGGTGTTGCCTTCTTTCAACAGGCCAGCCGAAACAGTGACGCCGCTCAGGCCGCCATGCTCGCTCCAGTTGGTACCGTTGAACTTCATGAACTTGACAGCGTTGCGGTCCCAGACCAGAACGCCAGGACCACGCTCGCTCACGTCGTACACGACTTTGAAGCTGGCGCCGTCCTTCTGAACAATGTCACCATCTTCCAGACCGGCGATGGTGCCGAAGCCCGAGTCGAGTGCGTCTGCATCGGTGATGATATAGCGAACAGCGTTGTCAGGCAGAGTGTTGCTCAGGTCAGGGATGGTGCTGGCGTCAACCTGAGTAGCCAGAACGTCCGCTTGGAAGTCCAGGTCAGCTTTCAGGTTGTCAATGTCGATCAGACGAACAGGGTCAGTCGGATCAACTGGAGCCGCCAGGTTCTTCGCGGTGTTGGTGCCGCCGAAGTTCAGGTTGCCGTTGATGGCATCGCCAGCTTTGTTCAGCGGAGTAAAGCCCAACTCAGCTTGTTTGCCGTCGATCTGGCCCTGAATGGCAGAAGTGACGCCGTCCAGGTAGCCCAGTTCTTCGACGTTGACAGTCGCGCTGCCAGTGATCTTGCCGTCAGCATCGGACACGACAACAACGCTTGGAGCCAGGTCCAGAGTTGCAACGGTCGAAGCAGCACCGGTGATTTCATCCTGCTTGGCACCCAGACCATCGGTCAGTTGCTTGAAGCTGGCAGGGTTCAGGTCTTCGGTGCCTGGGCCACTCAGGATCAGAGGGCCGGTCAGGGTACCGCCGTCGAGCGACAGGTAGTTGTCGAGATTGCCACCGGAGGCGACGGTCAGGACCTCTTCACCATCGTACCAGCGCAGAGCTTTGTCGGTGGTGTTGACCCAAACCAGACCTACCTTCAGGTCTTCGGCTGCCGGATCACTGGTGAGACGCTGCGGCTTGAGGCCACGAATCTCACCAAGCAGGGTGAGGTTACCATTTTTCAGCATGAAAATACTCCAGGATCAGGAAGCGATCTCTACGATTTGGATACGAGGGTTGGATTGCAGCTCGGTGAGCAACCTCCCAAGAGGCTGATCGCCAACGACAACTCCGTTCTTCAACGCAATATCGTCATCCGTGTAGTTTTTGATGACCACTGGGACAACGATATCAGGTAGCAAGACCTTGTCGAGGTAATGCGTGAGTCGTTCCTTGACGATGAAGATGTTGGTCTTCTTGTAATACTCAAGGTCGTCCACGCCGATGTACGTGATCAGGCTATCAACCTGACTTCGGTTCGACGTGATCGTCTTGGGCACCAAGTTGGAACCAAGCAGGCAGTCGACCTCGTAGAGTTCAAACAGGGTCGACTGCAATGCTCCTACTAAGGCCTCGATGATCTTCGGATAGGCCTCAAGGTGCGACATACCCACAGTAGCACGGACCCGACGCTTGAAGTTGTTCGGGATGTGCTTATGCACCGCGCCCCATACCTCAAGGAACTGAGGCAGGAACACGTCGCTGTGGATTTTGAAGATGTGCTTGTTCGAGTTGATAATCTCACCAAAACGCTGGAAGATTATCTGGATGTCCGATTCATCCACGGTGTTGCGATTGAGCAGCAGGCTTTCCACCTTGGTAGCCCAGTCAGAGTAGCTGTTGAAGAACAGCAACTGGATTTCGCGGGCGACCTGGCTAAACTGCTTCCGTTCGTCGATCAACTCAGTCAGGATGAATGACTTGGAGTTGTAGTAGCGCTCCAAAGCCTTAGAACTCACAGAACGAAAGCGTATGTTGTTAAGCACGTAGGCCATGGGTGCAATTCCTACAAACCTCTGTTCTGCATGGTCTTGGCTATGGACATGCCAGTGAGTACGCCGGCGACTTGCGATTGCTTGTCGCTGATTTCAGCAACCTGACGAGCCAGAGACTCAAGCAGGCGGCTGAGGCGTTCGACTTCTCGCTGGATGTTATCATTCTTACGACCAATGTCCTCAGAGGAATTGTCAAGTGTCGAGTCGAGTTTGCGCAGTGCGTCCTGCACCTCGTGGAAGACCTTTTCAAGGCTCCCGCTCAACAGGGTTGATTGTTGCTCGACGGCCGCACGCAATTGCGCGACCACGTTCACTAACTCGGTGATGTTCTGCTGGCTCTGCAGGCTAGTCGTTAGCTCCTGCATGAACTTCTGGACGTTCGCCTTTTGCAGGTCAAACTCATCACCCATTCTCTTTTGAAGCTCCGTGTTTGCAGCACGAAGCAGCTTCATTTCCTCTTGCTGAGGAATGACGAAGAACCAGTAGCCCAGCAAGCACGCAATGGCGATCACTGCCGCAATCGCAACCGGCAGAGGGCTACTGAAAATGGTTTGTATGGCGTCCATTGAGCAGCCTCATTGGCATTTGTCATCGCTCGGTATCACTCGGATTGCCTTGATGTTAGGACTCTCCGGATCGGACTCAATCAGGATTTCTGACACACGAGGCTCAGTCATGGAGCACAGGTCTCCAGTCGTAGGGCTCTCGGTGCAAACTGACCGCACGCAGGCGAGTGTTGAATAGACCACAGACTCTCGACTTGGATTGCGATAGCCGTACGTCCAGAGAACGTAAAGCATTACCGCGACCAGGACGAGTATCAGCACTCTAGAAATCCGTGAATGGTTGATTACCATTAGCCTCCCTCCACGATATCAAATTTCCCCATCGACTTCCTGTACAACGAAAGCCAGCTGGGCTTGGACTTGAGTCGTGACAGGTTGGCACACGAGCTGATGTGGAGGTTTAGTGGTTTGTTGTACGACGCTATTGCGAGTGACGCCGCTTCTTTTGGAGTTGGGCCAACCGCCAGCGCAGTCTTAAACCCGCTACGGCAGATGCCGACGTCAATGTGGCGCCTGTTCGTAGCTACCATGATCTTCTCTAGCTCGGCGTATCCGACCGTATTGTTCCATTCATCTTTCAGTCCGAAGACGTTCATCACGATTGTGCCGACGGCTTCTTTCTGGAGATCGAGCAACAACTTGCGGTATTCAAGTACGGTGTTTACGGTGTGGATTTCCACGTCCAGTCCTTCCAGACGAGTTTTTAACTCGATCAGGCGTAGCGTTGCGAGCGCTGAACTGTCCGTGACGATGTAGGTCTTTGCCCACTTTTCGTTGTAACTGCTGGCAGCCTTGAGGGCTACCGTGTTGAAGCTGTCTGCACCGATAAGCACCGAGCTGTACTTCGATGGGAAGCCAGTATCGAACTCAGGTTCACCGAGATAGAGAATCAAACTCGGCTTGCTGCGCTCGACAGCGGCTTTCAGTACGCGCTTCAAACTCTCCCTGGAGTACGCGGAAGTGTCGTAGGTAAACCGACGGGCGTTGAACACGAAGATGTGAGGCTCGCGCTCGACTGCAAGGAGTTGGGCTACAATGGAGTTACCATACAGATCGTGAACCGTTGCGGACTGCACAACCAGTAGGCTTTGGGCATCTACCGTTAGGCAGTAAATTAGCGAGGCAAGTGCCCAGAGCCCTTTCATGGTGTTTACCTTATGCCAATGATCGCCGCAGTGCCGGAGCGTGGAGCGGCGAATGTGATGCGGACATTGTTGCCGTCCAGAGGGATTTGCTCAGCGGGAATCATGTAATCCCCGTTGGGCAACGCGACTGCGATGATGAGGTTCTCAGTACCTAGGTCGTGAGCGATCAGCCACTCCAGGTCCTCATCTTCCTGCGTGTGCAGAAACTTTGGAACACCGTCACCGCCGCCAAGCTCAAGGGCTTTCACCTTGTTCTCAACGGTAGTTGTACGGGTACCCAGGGCACGCACCGAGTTGCGCACACTGGTAAGCTGTTGGTACACGGATGCTGCGAGCGACTGAGCAGCGGACGTCAGCTTCTCAACGAACGAACGAGGCACGGCTTCATCAGCCGCGTAGTCCTCGCTTGTTCCAAGAGTGCGTGGGTACACAGGCCCAGTGAAGCGGCCGCCAGTTGCATCGAATGCACCCAGGTCGAATGCCGTCAAGTCGTGCGTGTTGCCGATGTTGCGATTCAGTTCTTGGAAGTCCTGATCGCTAGGACGAGGCTCGTCCCACATCTGCGCGTTCCAGAAGTTGGACTCCGTTGCCGCAGTCCACGTATGCGTGTGGTTTGCACTCGCACCGCGGTTGACACGGCGCAGTGCCGTTGACGTACTCGGGTCGATCCAGATGAGGTCCAGTGGAGCCACGACTTCAATCGGCTCCACCTTGCTCACGATGATGTTGATGCGGGTTTTGCTTGGCCCGTCTGTGGTAAGCAGCACGGGATTAGAGTCAGTCAGGCCTCGGACTTGCGCTGCCTGAATGAGTCTTGCAATCGGCAGGACCATGGGATTCACCTCGATTTACACTGCGTCTAAATTATCCACAATGGAGAGAGACGAGGTGGTCCCCGATCGCTGTCGCCACTTTCTTGGCATCCTCCTTGGAGAGTTCCACGAGCTTGAAGCCGCCGGGTACGTAGGCAATCGCACGGACTTGCTTGACGTTGCTGGCGAGGTCAAGCTGGAGTACCGCCAGAGCACTAGGCTCCAGCGAGTAGCACACATCGTTCACGACAAGGCCAGCAACGATCTGCGAGGCCACATCAGGGCGAACAGGCACGGGCTCCACATCATGCACGGACGTCTCATGGAGCTTCCCGTCGATGATCCGATAGCGATGTGGGCGTGCGCCAACTTCTTCCTTGGTGCTAATGTCCAGTTCGATCACATGCTCTGTGTCAGGCTTACCCGTCACAGGGTTGTGAAAGGCAAGAATCTCGCCAGACACGGGATCGTACTCCACGAGGTAAAACGGCATTTCCATACACCACCTCCTTAAGGAGCGTCGCTGCCAATGACGAAGTAGTAGAAGTCCCAGCCGGTGGCAGCCACAGGTTGAGTCCCGCCAGCACCATCGCTCTCTTGTGCAAGCAGCGAGGTGTCCACGGAAAGCTCTGCGTTACCCTTGTTCACCCGATCAATCCGCACAGCGTTCTTGACGTTGCTCTTCGGGTTAATGAACTGGATGTGCATTGTCCGAGGCTTGTCGGTGATGAACGACTCTGGGAAGATCACGCGCTGGAAAAGCGCAGCCTCGGTCGACGTGAAGCGGCCCCAGCACTTCAAGCTGAGGTTGTCGAATCGCTCGTAGGCATCGACTTCACCCACGCCGAACGTTGGCGTCTTACCATCTTGCCCTGCTGGGCCAGTCGGACCGGTGGGACCCGTCGGGCCAGTAGCGCCCTGAACACCGGGACCACCACTCGAACCTGCAGGACCGGTTGCACCCTGAGGACCCGGATCACCTTTGGGGCCAACGCAACCCTGATCGCCGACACGGCCGTCTTTACCGTTACGACCGTTCGAGCCGGGTTTGCCTTGAGGGCCAGTGGGACCCGTAGGCCCCACTCCCACCGACTGCGTTGTAAGGAAGCCACGGATCAGCAGCGTACTGCGATCCGCGCGGTTGAGAACGAGTGAGCCCGTCTCCGAGTCATAATCACCGGAGACGATTGTGGTATCACCGTTCAGATTCTCGTCATCCTGAAGCTCCAGCTCATTGCCGTTGAACTTCACAATGTCGTTGGTATCACCCGTGCCCGGATCGAGCAGCGGCAATGGCACCCTGGTCAGTCTACCAGTCATAGTCTTCTCACTTCACGTTGAGCCATTTGGTGTTGTCCGAGGAGCGCACCTTGGTGTTGAGCGGGTTCATCTGAATCCACGACTTGTTGTCGCTCGCCCTGACTTTCCAACCCAGCTTGTCAAAGTTTTGAATCCACGGGTCGCTAACGGACTGTCGAACACGGAGTCTGACTGCCATTATCCGATCTCCCCAATGCTGTTGGCTTGACCTTTCCAATCTGCTGCTTTGGTCAGGTACTGGACTTGGTTGTTGTAGCGCACGCTGAATCCAGCATAGCCAGGCGTACAGTTCGGGATGTTCTTGTATCGCAGGATCACGTTGCGAGTCCCCGCGCGTACATCCACAGTGAGTGTTGCCACGCCAATTGGACCAGAGCCCACCTTCTTACAGTCAATGTACAACTCATAGTCATCGTCCGAGATAACGGTGATAACGTGCGAGCCGCTGTACGTGAACGGGATGAAGGCTTGCATCAGGTACATGACGTTGCCAGCAGCGCAATCGAAGTTTGGCTGCACGTGCAGGAGATTGCAGCCATCAGGACCACCAGCGCGCTCGAACACTTGCTCGCTTGGGTTCTGGTTGCAGATCGCGCTGTCGTCATCCATGATCGTGCCGAAGCCACCAGACTTGGTGATGTTACCCTTCGACGCATTGCCGATGGTCATGCCCACGGTGCGATCAGGTTGCTGCACGTCGTTACCGAAGACTGGGACACAGACCTGCTTGGAAGTCTCACCCGGTGCGAACGTCACGGTACCCGATGTTGGCTGATAGTCACGCTCCTCAACCTTGATGCGCAGTGCACCTTCACTACCGCCTGCAGGAATCTTCTCGCAGTGCAGACCATCCCACGCTTGGTGATCGCCCCACGCAGTAATCATGGCAGCTACGCTGATAGCACTACGATCCACTGAGCCGTAGAACTCCATCCCGAACAGGTTAGCCAACTGGTTGGCACCAGACTCGAAGACGTAGTGGTCAGTGATGACAACAAGGCCACCACCGCGCTTAGCGTACTCGGCGAAGTTGGCTACCGAACCCTCCTTCAGGATACCTTCAGCCGCTACACCAGTTGCCGTCACCCGCGAACCCATGAAGATGATGGTGTCATACGTCAGGAGCTCAGCCAGTGGGATAGCACCCACAGAGTTCCACGCGTACACGTCTTTCATCACAGGCGTGAAGCCAGCAGCCGTGACAGTACCCGGCAAGCTGATACCGAACCCGTTGGGCTGACTGTCGAGCGTGTAGTTCCCACCAGTCGCGTTGTCGCAGGTAATCAACACCTTGCCTGTGCGATTGTTGGTGCGCGCAGTCCACTGGATCAAGTTCTTCAGGTAGGTGAATGCAGGTGGCAGACCAATGCCGGACACGAACACGGAGCTGAACGTGGCGTTTGCTTGCGACTGGGCACAGAAGCCCCAGCTGGTCTGGCCTGTGAATGCGCTCAGGTCAGCATCTGCACTCAGGTCCACTTCGATCTTGGTGCCAGAGTCCAGTGCAACCGAACCAAAGGGTGAGCAGTAGATCGTGATGATGTTGCAGTCACGCTCAACCCGCACACGGGTCTGCCCACGACCATTCCAGTTCCCGTTGCCGCCAGAAGTCTTCGTCGCGAGCACCTTAGTAGGTACACCGTTGACAAGCAGCGTCAGATTGAAGTTACCACTACCATAACCTCCCATGCCACCGGGTACACGCGATGCAACCAGATGGTAGTTGTCAGCACCAACACGGGCGAACGCAGCTACCAAGCCGATCATATCGTCATCCGCCTCGCCAGACGACAGCGTGGCCTCAAACGTGTAGCTCATGTACGACAGCGGCGAACAGAACGAAATCATCTTGGAACTGTTCGTGGTCGACTGGATGTTCCCGCTCGACAACCGCCATGCAGTAGCTTGCGATGCAGCAGGGATTGTGGTAGGGTCCGAGTAATACTCGTCGCCTGCCGTCCGCCACCACGAGTCGAATACGGCCTGACCAGTAGGTGCATCCTGCGGCGCCCTGTAGGCATTGTTGTAGAACTTGGGGAACCCGCCATCGAATGCTGCACGACCAACGCCACAGTCCGCGACTGCGATAAAGGGGTTGTTGAACTCGTCGTTCGCCAAAATCCGGCCTTGGCAGATGAAGGGCTTAGCAGTACCGCCACCAGATTGGTAATCGACAGTCACAGGCATGGACTGCGGCTTATCCATAGTCACGGTCCAGCAGAGTTGGGCAGTCTCACCCTCCTTGCCTTCCTTGACAATCGGATCGTCGATGCTGATGTTTGGATCCTCATCACCCGGGCACGTATGCAGGAACGACCACGAGGTCTTACCGCTGCCAGTTACCCGAATCTGGATCTTCTGACCACCAGCGGGGTTGTAGTTGAAGTACAGCCAGTGATCGCCAGTAACAGGCCCACCAGTCGTCGCAACCAACGTACCGCCTTGATAGACGTCCAGCTTATCGGGGATGTTGTACATCTGGTAACGCACACCCACCTTACCAGCATTCGGACCCATATCGACATAGGTGTCAGTAACACCAGCACCACCAGACGTCACGGCGCTCTGATCCGAACACGGCCGTGGATCATCTTCACTACCCTTCTCGCCCGGACAGGTGATCAGGTAAATCCACGAGGTCCCAGGGTCCCGTGCAGTGATGCGCACCATGACAAGCTGCGACTCGGTAGGCGAATAGTCAAACTTCACATGGCCTTCGCCTGCCACGTATCCGCCAGTAGACTTGAGCAACCGTCCGTCTTGGAATACTTCGAGCTTATCCGGCTGGTTCCACATCTGGTAGTGTATGTCTACCAAGCCAGCCTTATCACCCATGGCGTGATAGAACTCAAACGTTCCCAACCCGCCTTCTTTCTTCACCTCGAACGTACCGTGGCATGGACGTGGATCAGTGATTTCACCGTCCGTATCGTCGTCACCCACGCACTTCATCTGGAGCGTCCACTTGCTGGCCTTAGTAGCCCTAACCCGGACAAACACCAGTGGGTCGTTATTCACCGGCGTGAACACGAACTGCAATACGCCTTTGCCAGTACGCTGCCCACCAGTGCTCGCAATGACCTTGCCGCGGTAGTACACATCGACACTAACAGCACCAGCGTTCGCCATCCATGGCATACGCACCGCACCGCCTTCCTTGCCCATGTTCAGGTAGAACTCCCAGATACCCTTACCGCTACCATTGATAGCACTTGGGCACTCGAATGGGCAATCAAACCCACCGGCGATCTTCGTACCGCAGTCCATGTCCGGACGGATAATGAGGACACCCTTCTCCTCACAGACACCCAGTCCGGGACGGTAGATACACGAGCCCTTGTCGCCCGCTCCATCCCCATCGCTATCTGGCAGATCATAGCCACCTGGATATGGTGCTCCTTCCTGCCATCCAGAGCCGCCTTGGCCGGATCCTTTATCCCCATTATTGTACCAAGGGCTGCCAGGACCGTTCAAACCGCCTCCTATTCCGCCCGACCCAGACCCAGGGTCCGTGCCGTTACCGCCCGCCCCTCCGTTGCCTCCGTTGCCACCTGTTCCACCGCCGGAGCCGTTACCACCACCTGAACCATTGCTACCCTTACCGTCCGGTGTGCCGCCGTACTCATCCTCAGTGTCACAACTGGCTAGGCCTTCCGCCTTGCAATCAATGTCCAGCCAATAGGTCTCAGCACCATGGCGAACCTTCATGCCCTGCGCAGGAGTGATGCGTGTCCAGCCTGTGTTGCTTGGATTGCGCACCCGCCATTCACTCTGGCAGATATCCAACCACTTGGTGTTGGCCGCATTCCTGATTCTTAGTCTACTCATTGGTAGAACTCCAACTTATGGCTTGACCCACAGTGCCCCAGGGACAACGTGGACGGCAGCATCCAGCACTGGGTCAGCGGTCTGAATCCAGATTTGAACGACGCCATCCTTGCCATCAGGGCCAGTGGGTCCAGTTGCACCGTTAGGGCCTGTAGCCCCTGGGTTGCCTTGTTCGCCGCGAGGGCCTTGACGACCGGGAGGGCCAGCTGGGCCTTGGCAACCAGTGGCACCCTTCTCACCGTCAGTACCATTGAGACCATCACGGCCATCTTGACCTGCTGGGCCAGTGGGGCCTGCTTGGCCAACGCCCATGTCGCTGACAGTGGTGAACCCAGAGAGCTGGAGGCTTTCACCATTGCGCAGGACGAGCGTCAGGGTACCAGAGGTGGCGTCGTAGTTACCAGCCGTGATGCCGTAGTCGTTCTGGTTGAGGCTATCCTCTTCCACCACGACGTTGTTACCATCGAAGCGCACGTCACTACCAGAGCGACCTTTGGCATCGAGCAATTTGAGTGGAACGCGAGTCAGCATAAGGTCACCTTGTTATGGCCATGGAGTGCCGATGGGTGGGTCAGTCGCAGGAGGCGTTACAGTGCCGCCACCGCCGCCACCCGATGCAGGAGTTTCAGTGGCGCTTGGGTTAACCCAGAGCCAGCCAGCACCCACGTTACCAGGGTCAGTAGTGGAGACGATGATATTCACGGTACCTGCAGGGCCAGGAGCACCCGGCTTACCCGTAGGACCTTGCTCACCTCTTGGACCAGTGGGGCCGATTGGACCTTGCGGGCCAGTGGGTCCGCGTTCACCCGGTGCACCCTTGGGACCTGGGCAACCACGAACGCCTTGCTGACCCATCATGCCATCGCGACCATCAGGGCCGGTAGCACCAGTGGCGCCTTGTGGCCCCGCTGGACCTTGGCAACCCTCTTCGCCTTTCTCACCGTCCTTACCATCACGGCCGTCTTGGCCATCTTTACCCGGCAAACCCTGAGGGCCTGTGGGACCAGCAGGGATGTTACCCGCTGTGGCAAAGCCATTGATACGAACGGTATCACCGTTGCTCATGGTGAGCGTCAGGATACCCAGCTGGGCATCGTAGTAGCCGCTGGAGACTTCACTGATATCCGACTCAAGCGGCGCACTGGCCTCAAGGTGTTCGTCCCTGACCACTACTTCGGTCTGGTCTGATTCACCCGGGGCATAGATCAACGAACTGTGGATTCGAGTCAAGCCTGTCATGTTGAATCCTTATAGGTACTGCTGCACGGAGCTGTTGCCTGCCCAGTTGTCGTCAGTCTTGGATGAGGCAAACTCACCTTTGAGGCCGGCGTTCTTGGCATTCTTACCCGTGAAGTACAGCAGTTCGCCTGTGGAGGCGTTGTAGATTTTCAGGGCACACCACGTTGGGATGCGCGCTGCGTTGTTGAGGAAGCGCAGGCGAACCTCAGTGGGTTTGTCCAGTGTCTTCGTGACTCGCGTGGTACCACCTGGGTAGTCCGTCTGGCTGATGATCGCACAGTTCAGGAACAAGGTGGAGGCAACGCCCGGTGGAGTAATCAACTCGAAGGTGTACGCTGCACCAGCGGCCAGAGTACCACACATGACGACACTGTTTGGCCACCATGCAGTGTTTTGCCGTGCGAGTGGAAGTCCCGAGAGACCCAGTACACCGCCACCTGCATCGAAGTTGGCCCATGCAACATACCACGCAGTCGAGGTACCACCACACGAACTCTTCGGACTCTGGTTACCAAAGCTCGTACACAGGCTGATGCGCGCAGATGCAGTAGGTGGAGGCGATGGGTTAGCTGGCGCTGATGTATCAGGAGCAGGCGTTGCTGGCGCAGTAGTTGCACCGCACAGCTTACCAGTCCAGCCACACGTTGGCGCAACTGCATCAACACCGTCATCGTCCAAGCCCATGATTGCGACTTCTGGATCAGAGGCAGCGGCTAGGCCAAAGGCAACACCCTTACCGAACTTGGCACCTTGTGCACCTTGAGCGCCAGTGTTCTCTTCATCGCAACTTGGTCCAGTGAGGCCACGAGCGCCTTCAAACCCGTTACGTCCCTGTGGACCCACGACACCACGATCGCCCGATGCACCCTCACAACCGTCTGGACCTTGCAAGCCCATGATGCCGGGATTACCTTCGACGCCTGGGTTACCAGTCTCACCCGGATCACCCTTCTCACCTTCGCAACCGGTAGCACCTTGAGCACCATCACGACCGAGACGTCCGTTCTTCCCATCTTTACCCGGATCGCCACGAGGACCTGTAGCACCATGACCCATCGCGTCTTGGCGCAGGAAGTTGAAGATGCGGTACTCTTCTTGGTTCTTCCGCACGAGGACAAGCGAACCCGTTTGTGGGTCGTAGCTCCACTCCTCGATAAGGCGCCCGTTCTCCAGCGTGCGATCACGGTAGTCGATGCTGTTGGACTCTTTGCGGAAGGCTTCCCTGCCATCCTGCCCAAACGTCTCGAACTGGTTGAGTTGTGGCTCAGTCAATGTCTGGCCAGTCATCAGGGCCTGAATCTCTTTCGAGTTCTTCACCCTGAGGTTTGTAATCACAGGCGCACCGATGGGCACCCGGGATTGGTCTCCTAGGATAGACTTCCCAAGGAGTGGAGAGTCGGAAACACCTTTCACACTCATAGTGCACCTAGTGTATGCGACAATGCCTCCAGTATGGTATCAACCTGTTCACAGGCTGTTGCTTGCCCCACCATGGAGGTGCTGTCGTGTTGAATGAATCGCAGCTTGTTGTGCCGTTCGTTAAGCTGCGCAAACGTCTTGCGCGTGTCCTCAACCGTTAACCAGCCAAGGACCTCATCGAAACAGGACTGCTCGCAAGCAACGCTGCGGTGCAGTTGGTTCAGATGCTGCTCAGACGGCAGCAGCTTGCCCACTTCGGTACGGATAATCTCCAGCGCCTTTGCCTTGTAGGAAATAAGCGATGGGCTGATCCGAACATTCACACCGGTGACTTCAATGTCCAGCATGCCAGGGTTGTCCTCCAGCATCCTGTATATGTCGTCACCAATGGGAATGGCGTCGTGTGGCGGCTGTGTGCTGCGTCCATAACTCCCATCGGGCATGACGTAGCAGATCATGGCTCACCTATTTGGCAATCTTCGGCGTACCGATGATGTTGACGTTGACGTTCAGGAACGAACCGTACTGGCTCACGTTCGCGTTCTTCACCCGCATCTTCACCACAACGTCGATGTAGCCCGCTGGGTGGTTCTTGGTCACAATATCGTAGACCTGAGTGAGCGAGGCGTTGGAGTAGGCACGTTCGTTCTTGTCGCCACCAAGGGACGAGAAGCCAGCAGTACCAGTACCTGCAATCTGGCGACCGTAATCAGGCTCCTGACTCTTGGACGAACGGAAGCCAACCACGTACTCCATGATCTCCAAGCCTTCTTCCGTGACGAAGCCAGGGCCGAGTGCTGCTTGGAAGTCAGCGTGGACAGTCACCATCACGTCACTGGAGAGATTGACACGGTGCGTGAACAGAATCTCTTGGGCGTCCTTCTGGTTCCGAGTATCCGTGAACTTGAAGTTGGCCTCGGCATCAGTCAGTTGCTCACTGATGGTCGATTCGATCCGGTACACAGGGTGCGAACCACTGATACGGATACCCGAGCCAGCGATCAGCGATACGCCAGGCACAGGCAGGACAATCGGCTTGGCACCATGACGCAGGAGCTTCAAGGTACGACCAGTAAGCACTGCATCAATGACCACACCAGCAAGGTTGGTATTGCTACTGCCTTGTGCTGGCGCGTTGTCGTACAGGGTAATCTCGACACCCAGGCCTTTGCGAATCGGCCCAGTGAAGATCACCTTGTTGTCTACCAGAGTGTACTGGTTGCCATGGATGTGCGCACCAGACTGGGATACCTCGATGTACTCAACCGACTGCGGAGTGAACGGCAGTTCGAGGAAGTACGTGTCGTCACTGGTGATCGTGGCGATGGTCGAGATGGTGGTGCTGTAACCCTCGAAGTCTTCGATACGGAAGCTACGCAACTCCACGTCAACGCCAGCAGGGATCGGTGCTACAAACTTGACCTCCTGCGTTGTGGCATCGTAGGTGAACGTGGTGAGCATCTGCCGGATACCGCGAATGTACGCCTTGATGTAGTTGGCGTCTTGCACGGGCTGGCTGATCTTGAAGTTCTGCGTGCTGCCATCACCCACCACATGGTCAACCTTGATCAACATGCGGCTGCCGTTCGACGGGATACGTGTGAACAGGCGCAGGTCAATTGGAATCTGGGCGGCAATTGCCTCCACAAACTCAATCTCGTTGCCGCTCATATCAAACGCATCACGGTGCTGGGTTACACCACCAAGCGCTGGCTGCAGGTAGTTGACGTTCTCGATTTCCAGATCGCCAAGGGCATAGCGTGCCTCGGTACCATCGCCTGTGTAGTTGATAGTGCTCATTACCAGCTTGGAAGGCGCACGGTACAGCGTGCTATTGATCCCACCAGACGACTTGGGTGGCGCCCAACGTGGGCATTCGTCATAACCACGAACGAGTACCCAGTCAGCAGGCACACCATCCATGATCGGCGGGTAAGAGCACGCACCGCCTGCACCACCAGCACCTCCACGACGTCGCCATACAGCGATAGTCGATTGGGCATCGAGGCCAGTGACTGGCTGCGAGTCAGCTTCAACCAGCTTGGTACCCGACACACGGTAACGGCGCGACTTGCCTTGACCATTGCCGAGGACGACGTGGCCAATGACTATCTCGTTATCGTCGAGGTCGATTCCGCTGAGAGTAATCTCAGTAGCGCTGGCAGCCGTGGGCTTTCCGAAGAAGATACGATCATGGTCGCTAAATGCCCACTGGAAACCACCTGCACCAGAACGCATAGCCAGAACAGGAGTAGCACTGCCATCCGAGTTATACGTACCATCCAGTACCGTAACCGCATTGAACGAGCTTTCTCCAGGCGATTGCAGACGGAAGACGTTGGGCGTCGATGGAATGGACGAGTAGTCGCCAATGGTGACGTTGATAGTCGTCAGGTCACAACGGCTAGTTACCAGCAGGCAGTTGAAGCGAACCGTCTCACCCTTGATCAGGATGTAAGGCGTCTCGAAGACACAGCGCCCAAGCAGCGTACGGCTGCTCAGGTATACGCAGGTCTCACGGACTTCCGTGTCTTCCTTGATCAGGTAGCCCGGGATTTCAAAGACGAAGCGAGCGGTGTTCTTGGAGAGCACCTCCACGTGGTGGATGGTACCCTCGAAGAGGTTGTTGCCCAGAATGTCGACGGCATCAGTCTTGCTCGGGGACTGCGAGGAGTCCCCAAACTTGAAGAAGGTAGCGTCAACGAGCTGGCCGCCTGCCGACGCGTTGTTGATCGCCTGTAGGCCAACGTCGGAAAGAATCAGCACTTCGCTCATGGATTAACCCTCGCAGTCGCTGATTGGCGTCGAGACCCGGCAGGTCGGGCAGTAGTACACCTGACCAGCAGGGATCATCGCTGTGCCCATGGCTTTACGGCACTTCGGGCAGTTGCCTTCGCTGGTGTTATCGACAGCCGCGACAGCAATCTCGGCATTCCCATTGGCGACAGCCGTGTGTTGCGCTGGCGCTTGTACTTCGGCGTGCGGGTTGTACACTTCACGGCCGGTGGTCATTTTTACTTTCATGGTAGTTCCTTAATTCCCGAAGGTTACTTCGAAGGTCATCGTGCCGTTGCCGTCAAAGTCGGAGCGATACAGATACCAGTTGGATGTTGTGCCGGACGCATCAGTGCGCGCGACAGTGATTGGACCGTACTGCTCACCTACAGAGCCATCATCAGGCCAGGACGCTCCGTCGAATCCGCCTTCAAAGTTGGAGGCTTGGTCAACGAACTTGGCGAGGCCGAGTGTCGCAGGGTAGCAGAAGTACATGTATTCGCCAGCGCCAGCAGTCAGCGTAAACTTCTGGCCAGATGCCATTGTAGGCAAATGGTTGGTCAGCTTGTCTGCAATCGCAGGGTCGTTACGCACGCCAATCTGGGCCAAGCCGTAGATCGGGGTACTGTCTACCTCAGCAATCACGCTAATCTCCTTGGTCGCCGTGACAGTCTCGAACCCTTCCTTGTACGTGGCCTTCAGGATAAACTTGAACGCTTTGGAGGCGTCAATTACGTTCACCTGACCAGCGCCGTTGACAACTACGCGACCATCTGGGGAAACGATGCTCCACTCAGGCTGCACAGGATGCCCTTTGCCTGGTGTCTCAGTCTCACCATTACGGAAGAGCTCCGACGTGTAGAGTTCCTGCTTGGCACCGTTGATTGTCTCAGGCCCGTAGATCGCCAGCGACTTCAACTGGTCCTCATCGCCGATGATGTTGATGACCATCGAATCGACAAGGGTATAGGTGCCACACTGGTACGTCGAGGTGATCGTGGCAGTCGTGGACTTACCATTCACGGACCAGACGAAGCCAGCACTATCAATTGCAGCCACGAGAGGATCAGCGTCAATCGTCCAGTCACTACTCACCAATAGCTCATTCGCACACTCCTCGAACACGATGGCATGGGAGTACGAACCACGCTCGGTGACGTAGAAGGCGGCAGGTCCAATGATCCGGCTGCTCACAGGCTTGTCAGGCGAGTTGACGATACGTGGCGTTACGGTGATTTCAAACTCGGCAATCTCCTTGAAGTAGCGGGCAATCGCCGTGACCTTGGTGTCCTTTTCAACCACACGTCCTTGCAGCACGCCAGGCGATACAATGTCCGCCATTGGGTCTGGATCGTTCAATGGGTCAGCAGACTGCACGGTCCACTGTGGGCTCACCGTTTCAAGCAATCCATCAGAGTACACGGCGGTGCCAGTGAGCACAATCCGTGCACCTTCCATGACCGTGTTAGGGCCACTGATAATCAAGCCCTGAATGATCCGTGTGTTCGGAATCAAGACAAGTGGCTTGCTCTGCACGTATGCCTTACCACCCAGCCGGTATGTAGCAACAACCTCCACGATACCAACCAGTGGGTCCTCGAACGACAGCAACCCGTTGACGTCAATGGATGCCCATGCAGGATCACCCTTAATCGACCACGTGGGCGTGATTTCCACGTCACGGCCATTGGAGTAGTGTGCGTATGCAGTGAACTTGCCCAAGCTGCCTTCCCGGACGTTATCCGGGCCCATGACAAGGATGTTGTCCAATGTCACCGGTGTATTGATGGCTACGATCTGCTTGATGGCATCCCGCCCGTTGACGCGAGCACGCAACTGGAGATTGACCGGTGTGGAGCCAACAGAGCCCACCTCCAGGTACCCTCTTTCGTCAATATAGAAGCGATTTGTTGT